AAATAGATCATCAGGAATTTCAGACCTATATACAAATTTAATCTTTTTAAAACTAGCATTTCTATCTGTTCTCATTATTCATCTCCTACACTTAATACAGGTAATGTTATTTCACCAACAACTAATGCACCACCATCATTACCTTCATCATCTCTCATAGGATATACCCAATCACCATTGTCTAACTGAAATATTACAGGCTTACAATACCACCCACAATCCTTACTTTCTGCATCACTTAAATATTCTACCCTAGTAATCTTTTTTCCAAGTAAATGTTCATTAGCATATTCAGTCCAATACTTACTTCTTTGCTTTGGATCGCTTAGATCTACTTTTTCTTTTTCTGACATCTTTCCCCCTTGGTCTATAACCAAATATTGTATTATTAATTTTTCTTACCAAACCCCATAGAATGCGAAGCTCTTGTTTTTTACTCATCTTCATCCTCCTCTAAGGTATATTCTTGTGTGTTATCTTGCATCCACTCAGCCCAGCAGTTACCATTTCCGCATAATCTATTACTTGTGTCGTGTTCACAACTATAATAATTAGCATAAAAAGTATCTGTGAGCTTTGTGTCGCAATAATAACATTTATAGGCTTCCACTTTCACCTTCTTCATCATTTCTTCGATGAGTTAATTCCGCAGCATTTTTATCTTTTATGAAATTTTCTAGCTCTTCTTCAACTAGCATAACTACATCATCTGATAAATGCTCTATATTTGCTCTGTCTGAACTATTAAGATTAACTGTAATGCTGTCACTGTAGTCATCAACTGATAATTCAGGTTCTGATTCTAATACATAATAATTATCTAAACATTTAGTCCAATGTTTACATGCTATATCTAATATCGCTTTTATAGTAATATTAGCCTCCATTGACTTAGTTTCTATAATTTTAGCTTTAACATTATTTTCTAATATTGACATATTTAGCCCTCCTTTAAGAGTCTTTTTAATTTTATATACTGGCGCTTACCATCAATTAATTCATCGGGTATATCTTTAGCTTTTAAATTACTTTTATCAGCTATCATATTTGCCACATATGAATCAATCAATTCTTCTCTATATCCTTTATGCAATTCTTTGTAATGTTCTTTATTATTTCTGTAGTATTCTTTTGCATACTTACCCTTATCATCACATTTATCACATACATGATATTTTTCTACATATTTAAGAACAGGAGGAAGATCTAAACTTTGTTTCCTCCCATCCTCTTCAAAACATTTCAAACACTTCATTTAAGGAATAAATCCTTCTTAGTAGGTTTAGTACCAAGTAATTTGAAGTATTCCAACATCACCTTCATAAAGTTCAGTTGTTTACCTATACCATTATTAATCTCAACAGCTTCGGTATTCTTATAATAACCATCTTTGGCTATTAATGATTTTACAACACCTCTGTGCTGTTTCATCATATCCTCAAAACTATCAAAATCATCAAGCGTTGTTTTGTCTATTGGCATTGACTTTTCTCCTGTTTTAATTAATAGAATTCTCTGGGACGAACCACAGTTATTTCGTGGACTCGATGAGTGATCTTCGTGTCGTCCCCGTGCCGTGATTAGTGTAAGCATCTGTTATTTCGAGTCACTCAGTAATCATCTAGTTACACTCAGCACATAGACCCTACCCATGGTCAAAAAGTCTCCTTCCTCCACGGTTGGTCATAAGTTTAAATTTCCTCTACCTGCTACTTATGTTCACAGGCAGAGACATGTAACGATAGCTCCCTTGTTGACATAGATTTCGTATATACTATATCTAGGTGTGCACTACTACCGCCTCAGCTCTAATTTTTTCCTTCCTGCCGCCAGCCTTTTGTATATACTACCTGGTAGGCTTCACCATTGAATGAATTAGGGGAATATTTGAGTGTGAGGTCGCAGATCAGGTTAGTAGTCTGCTATTCTATGCTAGGTGAGTAGCTATTCCCCTAAAGAATGAAGATATGACGTAAAGGAAGGCCTATGAAACCGAACCGCCTATCTTCATCATATCTATTCCTCTGGGAAAATTGAATCTATCATGATTGACAGGCTCAATTTATATTTAAACTCATCAGTCTTAGCTTTTAACTTATCTAAGATGATTGGCTTATTGGACACAAATGTAATATAAACATCTGATGGGTCTTCCATATTAAGAGTGACATGCTTTATTTGCTTTAATCCATAGTAATTTCGCATATCCTCTAATGCTTGAGATATCTTATATATATCACTCATTATAACCTCCTCATATAAGTCTGAAGGGCTTTAACTCCAAAATATATTAATACAATCTCTGCAAACGACCTTATTATATATATAAAATCATAAAATATTGGTATATCCATTATTTCCCTCCTTTGTATACTACAATAGGCTTAGTTTCTTTCATCCAGTCTAGTATTTCTTTAACCACACTATCTGGTGAATTACCTTCAACAATTACTTTTGACACTAAGTGCCTGAATTTAACATTCATATGCTTCTCCTTATATTTAAAATGAGTGGAGTTGGTGGGAATCGAACCCACGTCCTACTATAATACTCTTTCGAGTCTTAGAATAGTCGAAAACCATTCAACCCCTATTTGGGTACATAAACTGAGACTATGTTTATATACTAGAGAACCTTTGGAAGACTTATTGGTTATCTTCTTTGTCCACTATGTGTTGCCACACAGTAATTCTCCAAACTCAGTAGTTATAGACTACCACACTTATCGAGTCAGGTCGCTCAACAGTTAATCAATCCTAAGCAGAGTAGCGAGCTCTGAATAAGTTCTTTCACCATTAAACATACAAACCTTGACAGGTCAATATGCACTCTATTCACCGAAGTGTAGAGTTTTAGAGTCCTTTGCTCCTTCCTCGCATTGTCAATTTGTCTTTTTTATCTATTCATATTATTTACTTTTAGTTAATAGTATTAATTAGAGGGTTAGGTGGCTGCGAGACGACAATGTTGCGGCTTACCAATCTTTTGGACTAGTAAATACCACACTCGCATCCTTCATATAATGTCTGGTGAACATAAATATAAGATGTTTCAGGCATGCTTACTCTCTCTTACCTCTCGATAAGACAGTAACCTTAACAATGGAACACGACCTATGCACCACACAGCGGCCTAAATTCCTACCCTTTTGATCTATTGAATGTCACCATTCTCAACTCGACTCCCACATCAAGTATTACTCAGTCACACCTCATCAGCGTTTGCCACAAAGGCATGAACAAGTAACGATAGGGCTTGCATTGGTAGACCATTTCTGGCGCCTATAATCCATTAATTAATTGAATTGGACTTCGACTTTCACCTATTACTAGGCTTATCCTTGTGTTTTATATGCGATACAATACTACCACATAATTCTTACGAATTTTACAAAATCTTTAAACTACAACAAATAATAACAACGTTGTAATTGGTAAGGTGCATGCTAAGGTAAGGTTCTACTTCAGCACACACCCAAAAACAATTTAAATCTTTACTTTTGCCCAAGAAGATGTATCTACCCATTCTTTATCAAATGGTAGCTTATCAGCATTATTACGCTCTGCGTCTAAAACAGATTTAAGTGCGAAATAGTCAGCTTTCCAAGACAAATACCTCTTTTGAGCTTTCTTATACTTATTAATAACAATAAATATAAGTATTAGCTCTACAAGGGCAACAGAGAGGATAATAGTAATCATTTTAACCTCCCCTCATCATCAGTAAATACAGGCGACATAGTATCACCGTATTTATCCATGAAGTTGTCGTAGACATGGTATAATCTATCTTCTTCAACCATAGTATCCATTTCTACTGTACCACATTTACAATCAATAGTAGTGGTAAAACTATTTTTAGTAACACATGCTACCTCTTTGCATTGAGGGCATTCAACAAATAACTGCATAGATTCTCCTTATCTTTTAGTTTAGTGTGTTTAGTATAAGTCGGTATTTAATACATCACACACACACGCACTTACAATAACAAAAGAAACAAAACAAATAATACAATAAAAGGCAGGAAAGAGGATGCTCTATCACCTGCACCCTCTAACCCAGAGAAACCTTCTACTTCTTCTTATCTAGCTTGCCTAACACTTTGGCTACTAGTCCACTGAGCTCAGCTGTTTGAGCCTGATTCTCAGCCACAATCTGCAATAGATTGTTATCTGCATCAACTTTAGCCAGCGTATTAGTCATCAACATGAACGCATCCATATTACCTGCTACAGCATGAGCTAATGCAATATCTTCAGTACTTTTCTTGTACTCAGGTGAGACACTGATCCCATTATTCCTGTTAAACTGTTGGGCCACCTTGGCCTTAGTATACTTATCCATTACTTTATCTCCTATTTAATGACAAATAAATACTCAAAAAAGAAATCAAAAAATCAAAAATAACGAAAAAACGATAGTCAAAAACCCCTGATAAGGGGTACCCCTTTGGGGAAACACCACACGATAAAATGCTATAATTTTTAAAACCTCTTGGTTTAAATAATAAAGTTACCTTATATTTCGCTATTGGCATTCTACATAGAATATCATCCTTGATGGCTTCGCAAGCAAGTAAAGGATCAGAAGTTGGGTTGCCACCTCATATAGAGGTTAAGGATTGTCCCCAATAGTCAATAAAACAGACTCTGATATAAGTTTGGATATGGGAGAGATTACTGGTCTAAAAGCGAAATTCAGAAGTTAAAAGTTCAAAAATTGGTTAAGCCCTCTCAGGGCTTTTTCTATCTAATTGGAGATTATATGAAGAAAGAATATGTATTAAGGATTATATATAATACAGAGACCCAAGAGATTGAACATTTATCTGAAAGTTTTAGTGATGAAGATAAGCTGTGTATGCTTGTAGATGATGAGGAGGTAGAGATATCAGAAGAGTTGAGAGAATTATTAGAGAAAATGGATTCATATATAATAGGGCTATGTTAGTAGCGCCCGAACCCCTGGCGGGGTACGGAGTTTAAGATGAGACATTATAAGGTGAACAGGATAAATCACACTGTTTTCGATTCTGTCGAGGAAGTGCCGCCAGAGATAAGTTATCTGGAGGACTGGAGGGATGGTCATATAAGTGATTGGGTAAAGACTGACGATGGATGTGTGATACAGATTTTAAGAAGAGGCAGTATGATGAAGCCTAAGGGTAAAGTCCGTAAAGTTGACTATGTAGGTACTTGTACAGGTACTTTCTTAGTTACTAAAAAGAACTCTATGGATGCCTCTAAAAGAGTTAATATATATAGCATTAGTGGGAACGTTGATAGGGATGATCAGGTAAAGAATAGAGATAACCTATCTAGTAAGGAGGAATTATTTGTCCAGTATCTGGCTTCAGGTATCGATGCACGCACAGCGTATCTAAAGGCATTCCCTACGAATGACCCGCACTATGCACAGATGCGTGCTGGGCAATTAATTAAAACAACAAGGGTGAAAACAGCTATGAAAGAAGAGTTAAAGCCTATATTGGAAGAATTAGGTATAAATGAGACAAGTATATTGAGAAATATAAACCTTATAGCAGAGACTGCTCAAAAGGAAGATACAAGGCTAAAAGCTTTGTTTAAGTTGTCTGATATTATGGATTTAGAGGATAAGAATAAAACTCAGGTAACCCAATTAACAGGTGCTGTTTTTCAAGGGTTCTCTAAGGATAAACTAAAGGAGGCTGAAAGGCCTAAGGAGATAAAATAAATGGCACAAGGGAAAACTAGACGACCTATAGGAAACCCTGAAATTCCTAGGGATGATACTCCATATAATAAAGGTATTCATGGTAAACCATCTACTATAACAGGAGCTGAAGCTATTGGCGGAATAAATCGTGAAGTAGCTAAAGTAGGTACGAATGAGATAGGTAAAAACGCTACAAATTTAGATGACTTACCTGCTAAGGTTTTTGGCTTTGTAAGAGATGTAGGTGAAAAAACTTTAGATTTTGGAGAAAGAGTTGTAGATGAGCTTAAGCATCAATGGGATTGGAGGGTTAGAGGAAATATTGAAACAGTCCAACCTAGAAATGAAGAAGAGACGATGCAACATATTCAAGCATTGAAAGACAGAGAAAATAATTACGAAACTGAAGAAAGAGGATTTATTGAGCAATTAACAGCTTTAGACCCTGCTGATAAACATGGGGTAGAGTATCTTCAAAGATTAGTAGGAGCTAAACCTGACGGAACTATTGGCCCTAAGACAAGACAGGCCATTGGCGAATATGTTATGGCTGAAGGTATATCCTTGCCACCAGAACTACTGGCTAAGCTTGATATTGGACCTGAATCAGTTTACGCTCAAAGATATCCTCAGTATCAACCTGGATACAAACCTCCTGTAGAAGGCGGAGATTGGCCAACTGAAGGAGATGATTTTCCTCCTGAGTATGCGCCTATTCCTCCTAGAGAAAGTGTTCCAAGCGAAGAAATTCCAAGCGAAGAAATTCCAAGAGAAAGAATTCCAGGGTCAGGTTGGCCTGAAGGAAGAAGTATAGATCAGCCGCCTTATGTTCCAAAAGAGACACGAAATATACCAACTGAATCAACAAAGATAGATAATACTCGGATGGAGGTAGATACTCCAAGCACAGAGAGAGAAATAATTGAACAATTAAAGGATATATAATGTCAAAAGATTTAGATAAAGCAGTGTTTGATGAAGTTAAGAATATAGATGAGCCAGGGATACAGGAAAAAAAGGATGATCCTAGGACTGATAGTCAAATAAAATATCAAGAAAGGATGGACATAAGGGCGAATGAGAATAATGCAATTCTTTCTCAAATAGATGCTACTATAGATCCGCAGAACACTGAAATGACAAAAAGGGCTCAGCATTTATTTAACGTGTATGTGTATGAAGATGATGTTTTGGATGTAGACGGTGTTTGGGGAAATAAAACTCAAGCGGCTTTTGTTGAATACAGAGACATTATTAAAAAATATGCAAATTTAGAATCTGCAGGAATGGATTTAAAGGAGCATAATAAACGATATAATATAAATGTTTCGAAAAAAACTGAGTTTGATAAGCAGATAGATAGAGATGAAAGAATAAAGGAATTGAATTCTAGAATACCTCAATAATGGCAAATTATAACAGCAGAAATGTTTCTGAGGCAGAAGAAGAGTTAAGGTTAGCTCATAAGGATTTAATAGCATTTGGTAAGTTGTTTCTACCAGATGACTTTATGAGGTCTGAGACCCCGTTCTTTCATTATCAAGTAGCTGATATATTGAGTAATTTAGATTATAGGCAGGTAGCTATAATTCTACCTAGGGGTCATGGCAAGACTGTGTTGACTAAATGTAATATAATGCACGATTTTTGCTTTGCAGATGAACCTTTGTTTTATGGGTGGGTAGCGGCTAGTTCTAAAATATCTGTGCCAAACTTAGATTATATTAAATATCATATAGAGTATAATGATAAAATTAAATATTACTTTGGAGATTTAAAGGGAAGGAAGTGGACAGAAGATGATATCGAGCTTAAAAATGGTACAAAACTTATTTCTAAGTCTAATCTGTCTGGTATTCGTGGTGGTGCTAAGCTTCATAAACGTTATGATCTCATTGTTCTTGATGATTTCGAAGATGAGAACAATACTGTCACCCCAGAGTCACGTGCCAAAATCAGTAACCTTGTCACGGCTGTTGTTTTCCCTGCGCTTGAACCAAAGACGGGAAGATTAAGGATTAATGGTACTCCTGTACATTTTGATGCTTTTATTCAAAAAATACTTACTGGGTACGAACATTCTAAAAAAACAAAGGAAGATTATAGCTGGAAAGTAGTTACGCATAAAGCTATACAAGAAGATGGGACTCCTTTATGGCCTTCTTGGTTTGGACATAAGGAGATGGAAAGAAAGAAGAAATTTTATCAAGATAGTGGTACTCCTCAGAAATTCTATCAAGAATATATGATGGAAGTTCAGAGTGAAGAGGATTCTATCTTTAATAGGGATCATATAAAATATTGGGACGGGACGTTTACAAAGGATGAAGAGACTGGAATTACATTTGTTATACCTGACGGTGACGACCCTAAACCATGCAATGTATATGTCGGTGTGGATCCCGCTACTGACTCAGCTAGGCGTAATTCGGATTTCTCTGTTATTATCGCTGTGGCTGTAACTGCCGACAATAATATATACGTAGTAGATTATGTAAGAGATAGGACGTTACCTGTTCTTGGAATACCTGGAACAGATAAAAAAGGAATAGTAGATCATATATTTCAGTATGCTAAATTCTTTAATCCTAAGCTCTTTACAATTGAAGATACTACAATGAGTAAACCTGTGTTTCAGGCTATTAGAGCTGAAATGAGAAGAAGGAATGAATTTATCATTCCATTTAAAGAAGAGAAACCTGGCAATAGAATGAGTAAAAGAGATAGGATTCAGGAGATAATGGCTCAAAGATTTTCTGTAGGTCAGGTTCATATAAAGAAGACACAGTATGATTTACATAGAGAAATTATGACATTTGGGCCACGTATGGCTCATGATGATACAATAGATGCGTTAGCGTATGCGTGTAAATACGCTCATCCTCCTCAAGGCCTTCACGAAGGCAAGGACGGATGGTTTAAGAATAAAAGACAACCAAAAAGCTGGGTTACAGCTTAGGAGGATATATGCCAAGATTCGGGAAAAAGAGTAAAGCTAACTTAGCGACATGTAATAAAGATTTACAAAAAGTTTTTAATGAAGTTATAAAGTATGTAGATTGTTCTGTGCTCGAAGGACACAGAGATGAATACAGACAAAACAAATTATACGAAGAAGGAAAAACAAAAGTCAGATTCCCTATGGGTCGTCATAATACTAATCCTAGTCGTGCTGTCGATGTCACGCCTTACCCGATCGATTGGGAGGACAGAGAGCGTCAGACCTTATTCGCTGGATTCGTGCTGGGAATTGCTAGATCAATGGGTATTAAACTTCGCTGGGGAGGAGACTGGGACCAGGACTTCCAAGTAGCTGATAACAGATTCGACGACTTTCCACATTTTGAGTTGAAATAAATGACTTTGATAATAGGGATAGTATTTTTAAGTTTTTTAACATTTTATCTATTATATAACGTAGATAAGTAGGGGATTATGGCTAAATCAAATAAAAAAAGAGCAGAAGAATTAAGACAGTTATTTAACCTGTCTAACAATTGGACACGAAAACAATGGGAGCTAGTAAACCAAAAAGGTTACGAGTTTGCTCATGATGCCCAATTAACTAACGATGAAAAGCAAAGCCTTGAAGAGCAAGGTATGCCTACATTTACTATTAATAGAATTTTACCTGTTGTTGAAATGTTAAATTTCTATGCAACAGACAATAGTCCTAGATGGCAGGCTATTGGAGCTGAAGGAAGTGATAGTGATTTAGCTGCAGTAGTTTCAGATTTAACAGATTATGTTTGGCATAACTCTAATGGACAAACACTTTACAATAATGCTGTAAACGATTGCATAACAAAAGGTATAGGCTATTTATTATTAACTGTAGACAAGGATGCAGATAATGGGCTAGGAGAAGTTTCTGTCCAGCAGCCTGAGCCTTTTGATATTTATGTAGATCCAAAATCTAGAAATATGCTTTTTAAAGATGCTTCTTATATAATGATAAGAAAAGTTTTATCAAGGCATCATTTATCCCAAATGTATCCAGAGCACAAAAGAAAAATAATGAATGCTAATAGCGATGAATCTCAGCAAAAAAGTTACTCTGAAAGAGCTAGTGGGGATACGGATCAAAAATTATTTTTATACAATGACAATACAGAACAAAATAGTATGGCTATTACTCCTGATGGAGAGCAGGAAGATTTATTAGAATTTTTTGAAGTATATGAAAAGGTTAAAGTATCATACATTAGTATGTTCTATAGAATACCTCCTGATAAAAAGCAACTAGCTGAAATGAAACAGCAATGTGATGTAATGGTTCAAGAGATGGCTCAAGAACTTCAAGTTTCTTTTATGGAACAAAAACAGCAAATGGATCAAGCTCTTGAGGCAGGTCAAATGCTACCAGAAAGACATGAGCTAGAGATGAAAAAAGCTCAAGAAATGATGCAACAGCAGATAGAAGCTTACAGACAGGAATGTATGAGCGAAATACAGGCAGCAGGTTCAAAAATAGAAAACTCTATTGTTTCTGAAAAAGAATATGATTTAATTCTTAAAAATCAAGATTTAGCTAAATATATGGTTGACAAGGTTCAATTCTATCAAACTAGAGTTAAGCAAACTTGTATGGCGGGAGATAAAATTTTATATGAAATTATTCTTCCAGACTCTATTACTGAGTACCCATTAGTACCTCTTCATTATAAATGGACAGGCACACCGTTTCCTTTAAGTGCTGTAGCTCCTTTAATTGGAAAGCAACAAGAAATTAATAAAGCTCATCAAATAATGGTTCATAATGCATCTTTAGGAAGTAGCCTAAGATGGATGTATGAAGAAGGCTCTATCGATGAAGATATGTGGGAGAAATACTCTTCTAGCCCTGGGGCTCTTCTACCAATACGCCCTGGGGTTACTCCTCCTACTCCTGTTCAACCAGCTCCATTATCTAATGCCTTTTTCCAAATAGTTCAAGAAGGAAAAGGTGATATGGAATATCTTGCTGGTATTTACAGCTCTATGATGGGAGATTCTGCAGGAGCATCAGAAACTTATAGAGGAATGTTAGCTTTAGATGAATATGGAACAAGAAGAATTAGACAATGGATGAATACTTCTATAGAGCCTAGCTTAAAGCAGTTAGGACAAGTAATGATCCAGTACTGTCAAGCTACTTATTCTGTTAACAAAAGATTTAGAATTGTTCAGCCTAATGCAATTCAAGAAGGAAAAACTCAAGAAATTAATATCCCTATATATAATGATATGGGAGAAGCTATAGGAAAGAGTATGGATCTACAGTCTTATAAATTTGACATAAGAATTGTTTCAGGCTCAACTCTCCCTGTAAACAGATGGGCTTATTTAGAAGAGTTAAAAGAGCTTATGAAGATGGGAGTTATAGATGATGTGGCTGTATTAGCTGAGACAGATTTAAGAAATAAAGAAAAAATTGTTGAAAGAAAAAGCTTATATTCTCAATTACAAAGTCAAATTGCATCTATGGAAGAAGCTTTAAAAGATAAAGAAGGAACCATAGAAACGCTTTCAAGACAACTAGTTCAAGCTGGTATAAAAGGAAAAGTTATGCAAGCTGATGTTGAGATAAACAAAGAGAAAGAAAAAGTTAAAGCAAGCATGAATAGAGAGTATGTGGAGACTGCAGGAAAGCAGAAACTTCTAAGAGGCACGATGGAAAATCAAGCCACTCTAAGCGCTACTAGAACGGAAGACACAGCAATGCTTGAAAGAGAAAAAATGAGGCTTGAAGCAGAGAATGTAAGAAAAGACTTGGATAGTATCCAAGAAAATCAATAATATATGCTATTGAATAATATCAAAAAGGAGGGAAAATGAACGATTCCCAAGAAGCAAAAAGTAACCCTGAGATAGGTATGAGTCAAGACTCTTTTGATGAGACTCCTGAAAATCCAGGCTCTGATGACTTCTTTACTAGTTTAGAACAGGAAGTGAACGGAGGAATTGAAGATCCTCAAATTAGTGAAAACACTGAGGCAACCCAAAGTCAATTTAGTGGCCCCGAACAGGTAACCCACAGTCAAGACGATGGCTCCAATAATGTGGCACAACAGTCGAATGACGGCACAGACTGGCAAAAGCGCTATGCTGATAGCAGCAGAGAGGCCGTGAGATGGCGAGACAGGTATAGAGAAGTTGAAAAATTTGTACCCGTTTTAGATGCCATGAAAAAAGATAGTGGATTAGTAGACCATGTTAGATCGTATCTTGAAAATGGCGGGGCTCCCGCTAAGTCTGTTCAAGAAGAATTGAATCTTGATGAAGACTTTTTATTTGACCAACATGAAGCTATGACAGATCCTGAATCAGACAGTGCGAAAGTTATGAATTCGCATGTAGATAAGTTAGTGCAACAAAGAGTCGGACAAATGGTACAAGCTGAAAAGCAGAGAGCTGCTCAAATTCAGAGGGCTCAGCAAATGAAGCAAACCGAGGCTGATTTTATAAAAAGGCACAATATGACTCCACAAGAGTTTGCAGCCTTTAAAGAAGAAGCTTCTAAACATACTATGACTTTAGATGATGTTCACTACTTACTGAATAAAGGAAAAGTACAGCAAAATGTTGCAGCAAACACCAAACAGGATATGATGAAGCAAATGAAAAATGTGCGTAATATGCCTACATCTGCTAGCGGAGTCAATAGTCAAGGAAAAGCTAAAACAGAAGACCGTTCGGTATTCGAAAGTATCCTTGGTTTTGACAGTGGAACTGATAACCTGTTTGGGTAGATAAAATTTATTAGTCTATCCAAGCTTTAATATAAACCGTTAAGGAGATAGACAAATGGCTGATAGTAATATCATAGGAGGCAATAGCCTTTATAGCGGCCAGGGGAAACACTTTGACGGATCAGCAGCTTCGGCTCAAGCAACCAATACGGGTGCTCTGAGACGTAAGTATAACTTTGGAAATTATGTTTCAGAGTTAAACTTGGCACAAGATCCGTTCTTTAGATTTGTTTCTATGGTCAGCAAAAAACCTACGGACGATCCTAATTTCAAATTTACTGAAAGAAGACAGTCCTACATGAAGCGTTATGCTTACATGGATTCTTATAGTGACGTTGCATTAGCAGCGCCTGCTTCAAACCCAGATGCAGCAACACATACAGCTACTGCTGGTTCTAGTGTGTTTACATTTAAAATGTATACAGATTACAACTCAGATGGTAACATGCAAAACATCATGGGACAACCAATAACATATTGTGCTGGTGTAGCTGGAACACAACCTCAGTTTTATGTTCCAGGTCAGTTGATTAAATTCGCAACTGGTACAACTAATGGAACTCCAACTGACTACTCGCTTTGGCGAATAAACACAGTAGATTTAGTTTCTCAACCTAATTATGCAATACTTAATGCTACTTGCGTAAGAGGTTCAGGTGCAGCTGCTGAGTTTATGGACGCTATATCGATTGTAGGTTCATCTGCAACTGCAGGTACTACAGTAGCTCAGTCTGCTGAGTCTTTAGAGCCATACAGATCTTATGTTGTAGGTTCTGCTCACGGAGTTGGTACTGGTTACCCAGAAACATGGGCTGATCAACCTTGGAGTACTTCTAATGGACAAACTCAAATCTGGAAAACTTCTGCAGTAATGCATAATACAGATAGAGCTACTGTTCTTAAGTATGAAGGTAATGAGTGGGCTAGAATCTGGAAAGAAAAACTAATTGAACATAAATGGGATATTGAGCAATCTTTATTGTTCGGTAAACAAGCTACTACTGGTGGTATTAATACTACTGAAGGTGCTGTAGACTTTATCTCAACTTATGGTAACTCATTTAGTTTAGATTTAGCAACTAAAACACAAGACAGTTTCTTAGATGATATGTCTGCTTTATTAGATCCTAGATATAATAATGCAAGTGCTACTGTATTCTTCTGTTCAACAGCAGTATACAATTGGCTACACAAATTATCTGGTTATTTCCAAAATAACTTAGAAACTTCTGCTAACCTAAGAGCTGATATGGGCTTTGCTGGTAAGAAGAAAGTGTTTGGTGTAGATATTTCAACTATTTCAACCGTATATGGTGATATGAATGTTGCAAGAAACGTTCACCTAGATGGTACAAATATTAAAATATTAGGTATTAATATGAAATATTGTGCTTATCGACCATTGGTTGGTAATGGTATTAACAGAGACACAGGAGTCTACGTAGGAGTTCAGACTTTAGAGAACTCAGGGGTCGATCGTAGAGTAGACCAAATCCTTACTGAAGCTGGTATGGAATGGTGCTGTCCTGAAACACACGCCCTTTGGGTATAAGGAGATAAGTTATGGCTAATCCTTTATATGGACAAAACAAAGCGGATGCAGCTCTTGATGCTAATAACCAACTAAAGGTGTTGGAGTTTAGATTAAAAGTTGTAGCTACTGGTGAAACTGGCGAATTGACTGACAACCTAGATACTGGTGTAGATATGCCTGCGGGCTTTATGCCTGTTTTTAGCGTAGTTAAGAACGATGGTTCAGTAGCATTGGCCGCTGGAGCTAAAACTTGTGATGTTGGCGGAACTGATCTATCAGCTTCGTTAGCTAGTTTAGCTGCAGGCGCATCTGTTTATACTAATTGTGCTGCAGTAGCAATACCTGCTTCTGACACTAACATATTAGTAGATGGTGCGACTTTAGTAGCTTCAGGCACAACTACACTGGTGTGGAAAATTTACGGATATGACACTTTAAGTGTTTCATCTGAAAATTTAACTCACGTACCAGTATAGGAGGCTAACTTATGGGACAAGTTAAGAATGGTTCTAGAGGCAATTGGGCAGGTGGTATGGTGGAAACCTTATCAGGCTCAGTTACTCTAAAGCCTAGTGATAGCGGAAAGGTGTTCCTTTGTGCAGGAGCCACAGTAACTCTACCTTCAGCAGCTGATGCTGGTGCAGGGTGGAATGCTAAGTTCATCTTTAAATCTGGATCGAGTTCAGTTAACTCTTCTGGAGCTATAGATACAGCTGGCGACTTCTGTGAAGTTGTATGTGATGGCTCAGCATTTTATAATGCTAAGTACAACGCTCATTAGAGCAAAATAATAAATCCTACCTCCCTAAAGAAGATGGGTTCTTCTCTAGGGGGGTAGGTAATTAATTAAGGAAAAATATGGCATTAAATTTTCATCAACAGATTGACGGATTAACAGGTTTAGTAGCAGGGACAAATCCTACCACTGCCGAGGTAACTGCGTTTCTTAAAGACGGAGTAATAGATGTTACCGAAAGAATGGTGTTATTAAATCCAAGAGAAGTCACTGCTTTTATGAGAGAAACTGCAGAGCTTACTGATAATGGCTTTAACCCAGGCACTTCTAAAATAATTACTGTATTGAGAGAAACAGGGACTAATAATGATTGGAGAGCGTGTGAGGTTATTCCACCTGAGTTACAGTCTAGAGTTAAAGATAAAAGCAGTATTTATTATGCCTCAAAATTTAGTCCTGTATATTTTATAACTCAAAATTCAAATGTACATGTGGTCCCAGACCCATCTGGCACAGGTCATAATAAATATAAAATTTTATATATAAATAATGTTCCAGAGGAAGGAGATGGAACAGAGTTGCAGTACGATTCAGAAACGATAAAATGGTTCCCAAAAGACAAAGTTTACTTAGTGGTGCTATATGCAGCTGTTAGATGTTTAGGTCATGTTTTAGCTTCAAAAGAAATAGAGCCTGAACTAACCTTGCCTATAGCTCCTGAAACTATAAGCTTATCTACAACTAGCACAAGTCTTCCTACAATGGGAGCTATAGAGCCTTTTGTAGGGCTTCAAGATTTAGGAGATGTTAATGTAGATTTTACTGAAGTTGGAAGTTTTCCTACATTTAATTCTCCAATATTAAGTTATTCAGACGCACCTAATATTGGGTCATTTTCAATATCAAGTACAGCACCTGTAGCTCCATCTTCTCCAAATATATCGTCAGGAGGAATAAGTGCAGCTGGAGCTTCTTTTACTGGAATTGCTTTGCCAGTTTACGTACCCCCAACAATTTCTATGGCTAGCGTACCAAGCATAGGTACTTTATCGATATCTGCAATGCCGCCTATCGCTCCAGACTTATTAGATAGGCTTAATTCTAAAGTAGATTTTTCTAGTAGAGTTGAAAGTCATGAACCTACTTATACGGAAGTTTCTAAGCCTGTTTTTAGCACTACTGCTAGTATATCTGGATTAGACTTTTCAATGGATTTTAGCGGGATAACTGTTCCTACGGTACCTGTTTTTAATACTCCAATTATTAATGAAGGAGGTATTACAGACCCAACATTTACAGTTCCTCCTCTACCTGATTTAAATTATTCTGATGTAAATGATTGGATAAATACTGAAGAAGATGCAGAAATGTCACAAGCAAGAGTTCAGGAGATCCAAACTAAAATTCAACAGCATAACGATGAAGTTCAAGCTGAGGTAGCTAGATGGAATAATGCAAATGCTATATTGCAAAAAGATTTAAATATAGCTCAGCAAAATGCTCAATTTGAAAACGAAGGTAATTCTAATAATATTCAAAGGTTTGCTTCAGATGTTCAAAGATATCAAGCTGAGGTTCAAAAAGTAGTTCAACAACATCAGGCAGAGCAATCTTTAAGAATTCAAGGTTATCAAGCGGAAGTAAGCTCTGATTTGCAATTACATTTACAAGAAGTAAATGCTTACAATATAGAAACTCAAAGCAATGTTAATAAGTATCAAAAAGAATTAGCTATATATCAATCAGAAGTTCAAAAGGCTATGCAAGATGCTAATTTATCGTCTCAAGTAGATCAAAATGCAATTCAAAAATATCAGACTTCAATTACTGAGTATCAAAATGTCGTTAATAAAGAAGTTCAAGAGTATTCTAACAATTTAAATAAAGACATACAAATGTTTCAAATTGAAAGAAATACTCAAATTCAAAAATATCAATCCGACATTCAAAATGAAATGCAAGTAATGCAGAACGGTTTAAATGTCTATCAAGCTGAAACTCAAAGAATTATTTCTAATGCTCAATTATTGAGTCAGGAATATAGAGAAGAAGCTTCTTTAGATCTTCAAGCCCAAATACAAGATTATGCTAGCTCTATGCAAAAGTATTCTGCAGAATTACAAGAATATCAAGCTAATATACAAAAAGAAGTTATTAGTTATTCTACAAAATTAGATAAAGACATAGCAGTATGGAATCAAAAAAGACAGACAGAACTAGGACAATTTACACAAGAGATTCAAGCTGAGGTAGCTAGGGTTTCAAACGGAGGGCAAGATTATGCTCAAAAAGTTGGAAAAGCTTTACAAAAGTATCAAGCTGAAACTGGATACGATGTTGCAAAGCATCAGGCGGACTTACAAAATAGGGTGCAACTATTTAATAATAATCTTACAAAAATTTCAACAAGTTTTACAAATGATCTGCAAAAATATTCAGCAGAAACTCAAAACATTAATTCAGAAAATCAAGCAAAGCTAGCAAAATATCAAGGAGAGGTCCAAAAATATGGAGCCGAATCTAACACTATTATTCAAGAGTTTAATAGTAAATTGCAAAGATATAATTTGAATTATGGCTGGATGCAGTCAAGACAAAGTGAATTAAAACAACAATACGAAACAGCTTTTCAAATGATGGCTCCAGGACAGCCTCAGGAAGCTTAACAAGGGGAATAAAAAATGGCAAATAAGAATACACCAACATTTGCAGTTTCGGTAACGCCAAAAGTGTCATTAGACAATGATCCAGGCCTTCACGATGCTATGGATGTTATACATGAAGATGTTAGAAAAACATTGGGCGGAGGCGGTACTGTTACAGGAACAGGAACAGAGGCTCTAGGAGGAACAGGAGGTTCTTGGGCTAATGGAACATATAATCAGTTGAATAATAGCTCTAATGCAGGAGCTATAGCGAATGATGCTGATTCAGATATAGTATTTATAAAACATTTAGGAACACTAGTTGCAGACGGTTCTGCAGCAGATGATTCTACAACATCATTGTTAATTAAACATGGCTCAGATGTAATAGCTGAATTACTTAGTGGCGAAGCTATTGTTCTACCAAGACCTGGTGCTTCTTCAGCATTGACTTTAGCAACTGGTAATGGGTCAGGTGGAACTAGCTCTAATCACGTTAATGTAGAAGTTTTTGTAGCAGGAGATTAATATGACTGTTCAAGATATAATGGATAGATCTGGTGTTACTCAGACAGGACGAGCTATAGCTTATATAAAAGAAGCTTTAGATGAAATAGCTTTAGAGAGTCCTACTCACGTTAAAAGAGTTAGGATGGATATTAGTAAGGACAGAAGGTTTTATTCGCTACCTTGGGATTACATTAAAGTCTTAGATATAAGAGTAAAAGATCATCAAAATGAAGATTCTTTATATAAAAGTATTCCTAGGAGCATTTATGAACCAGAAATAGAGGATTCAGATGGCATCTAAAAAATATGCTTACTATAATAAAGGTAATAAAATAGCTTTAATTCAGCAAGATAATACTGATGCAAGTAGAACTGATTACGCTAGATATAAAAGTCCTATTGAAAGTGTTTCAGAAGGAATAGAGATAGAGTATTCTTACTCCCCTTGGCACGATATTCCTCCTATTAATCTTAATAATACAAGCGTAGTAGGTATTATAGGCTGGACTGTAATAGATGGCTTTGTTACATTTATAGAGCCTTTTAAGGATTTCGCCCCAGATTTTCCAGTTGGTGAATATTTTTATGTAGCATCAGGACCTTGGGCAGGAATTCATAAAGTTCAAGCTACAAATGTAATTACGAGCGCCAAGGGAGGCTTGCAAACATTTACCAAAGCTAATATTTCTGTCAAACTTCTCGAAGAGCCGATTGTCGATGTAACAGCTGGTGGTGGAATTTATAAATATGAGTCTGTCAGTAATCTTTTTGAGTCATTTAATTCAGCTACAGAGCCTTATTTATGGATAACTGGACATAGTACTGTCGCTAATAATAGTTTTTATAGCGGTTGGACTTATGATAAGGATGATGATGAGCTATTCGTTACTAAGCAACACGTAGTAGACTTAGTTGGAAGTAAATTTGAAGAACTAGTTACTAATCCTACGATGACTACCTCTTCAAACGATCTCACAATTTCTATTAGAGAAGCTTTTAAGTCTCTTACTCATATAGTAGCTCCTGCTGCTGTTTCAGTTATGGAAGATGAGTCTTTCGATATAGATTTAAATAATTATCAAAGTAATGCTATTGTGCTTTATCTTAAGGCTAAAAATGCTGAAGATCAAGGAGATATGGAGAGATTTGAGTACTATATGAATAGATTTAGAATGCAATTAGGTAAATTTAGAGGATCACAAAAATACGGCCCTTATATAATACAGGGAAATAGGAATATGTTGAAATGAGTAAGTTAACACCAGGATTACACTTATATCAAGCGATTGAAGCTACAGGTTTGGATATGGCTCAAGTAGGTTTTGTTATGGCTGACGTTCCGCATAATCAATTAGGTAATGCTAAATTGATGGATTTTCGTCATGACAGCCCTATTAATTGGCAGACAGGAATATATACTCCTCCTGCAAAAAAATTTGGAGATGGAAGCAATGATTGGGGTCCTATAGGATTTTATGTAATAGATCAAGCTAATGTGCAGGCTAGCGTTGCTACTATAAATGGAGTTAAAAAGGGAGATGATTTTGCTAAAAATGGTATATATGCACATAGCACCACTAATAATGCTAATTATGTTGAGTGTGTAAAGGGGGTATTTTGGGGGAATTTTGATCAAATATCTATATGGAAACCCCCGCCAGTTCAAACAGTTTACGTTAAAATTATAATAGGACCAAGAACATAGGAGATAAGATGGCTCATAAAGGAATAAGAACATATACTGGTGATGAAATATCAAATATTGCTTTAGGGCAAGGTGGTTTTGATATTATAAACGCTGGTACGGTAACAGCGGCAAGTAAAGGTATTGACCATTGGGTAGCTTTTAAGGCTATTAATGCAGCAAGTAATGTTTTAGCATTAACGCCTGACGAATACCCAGGGGATCATTTTTCCACCACAGGACTTTCAGGTGGAAGCGCAGTAACTGTGCCAGATGGTGAAACAGTATATGGATGTTTTAATTCAATAAATTCGAGCGCTATAGTAATGGCGTATCGAGGATAACTAAAAAGAGGTAACTAGAATGGGAAAAGAAAATTTCGTATCTAAAGTTATTCATCTTGGAAAAGAAAAGCTTTTTGGCAAAGGCGATGTAAAGATGCCTGGAGCTAAAGCTTCTCCAGTAAGAGGTGGGTATAAAGGCGGACTTTCAAAACATAAAAGTGTGAAGCATGTAGGGAAAAAGAAAGGTAAGGGTGTAGCAGGTGTAAGATCTGGAGCACCATCTATACCTAAAGCACCATTAAAACAATGGAAACCATAAAATGCAAGATACTATTAAGACTAGCGCAGTAGGATTAGGGGGATCAACTATTGGATTTTTCAATTGGTTCCCCGAACTTGTTAGTATTATAGTGGGTTTTGCGACATTGGTATACATGATTATAAAAATAAAGAACGAGCTAAAGAAATAAGGAGGCTTTATGCCGAAAGAAGGTATTGCAGGTAAGACAGCGATTGTTACACCTGACAAACACTTTCCTTTACACGATAAAAAAGCAATTAATATTGTTTGCAAGGCAATAGAGATTGTAAAACCAGATATCTATGTTGATTTAGGAGATACTGGAGAGTGGGAGTATTTTAGCACTCATTACTGGAAAGGGAGGAATGCTAAACCGATGGAGGATTTAATGCCTCTGTTAGATTTAGATGTTAAGTCAGTTAATGCAGGAATGGATTGGATTGATGAGGCTTTAGATAAGGTTGGCACTAAAGAAAGGCACTTTGTTCAAGGTAATCATGAGGTCTGGCTCGATAAGTTTGTTATAAGACATCCTTATCTGACTCAGTACAAGACTCAGAATGCTTTAAAATTAAAAGAGAGAGGATATAAGTTTCATCCTTATAATAGGAAAAAATGTCTAAAGCTTGGTAAGTTAAACTTTACGCATGGAAAATATACAACTAAATACCACTCTCAAAAGCATTTAGAGCATTATGGTGAAAGCATTATGTATGGTCACACACATGATCTTCAAAGGCATACAGCTACCAAAGCAGGTGGAACTATTAGTTCTTGGAGCTTAGGATGTTTAAAAGATATTAAGGCTGATGAAGATTGGCTAGGTGGAAAATTGACAAATTGGAACCATGCATTTGCTATAGTAAATTGGTTTAAAGGTGGGAACTTTACAGTAGAAGTAGTTGAAATAATAAATGGGCAAGCCTCATTATGGGGTAAAGCGATAAATGGATAATTATGGACGAACAGATACAAAAACAAGCAGAAGGATTCCTAGGGAACTGGGTTTGGCTATTTGTTTCTGGGGTCGCCTTATTATTATTTAAATCTACTATAGAAACTGTAGTAGAAGGCTTAAAAGTATTTTTAGGCAAAGATTTAAATACAGATGATGTTGTTATACTAGATGGGAGACCAGCTAGAGTTATTAGAGTAGGTTTATGGAAGACAACATTTTTTGCTTATGATATAGGAATGGCTAATGGGAAACCTTATGTTAAAGGTGGAACTAAAATACAGATACAGAACGATAAACTCAAGGATCATGTAATAGAAAGGCCTTTACAGATGCTTGACTTAAGTAAATGGGAAGAAAAATAACATGGGGACGTTGTAATATTAGTAATAGCTTTTTGGTTAGGACACTTTTTAGATAATTATGAATCTGAAAATCCTTGCCCTTCTAATTGTGCAATTGAACATGAACATAGGATAAGAAATGATAAAAGCGATAATACTGGAAAAAATAGTAAGAGCAGTATCGAAGAAATTTAAGTTAGATAAAGTTTTAAAATATGTAGAAGACCCAAATGATGCTGATGATAGAATTGATAAATTAGAAACTACAGTGTTTCAACAAGGAAGACTTATAGAGTTTATGTTAGCTGAAAAACCCTGTAAATGTAAAAAGAAAAAATTTGACAATAAACAAGGAGAAAAAGATGAATCTTAAAGAAGTAGTAGCTGATTATTTATTTAACGATGATATGAAAGCTAAGATCATTAAAAGTCTTAACGACAATGTAGATGTGCCTTTTATATCTGAAAAGACAGAAGAAAAGATATTAATAGCTATTTATGACTCAATAGAAGAGGTTGTTAAGGGTGCAATACTTAAAGACTAGTATTATAGTTAGAGATAATTATTGGGAGAGGTCTTCTACAGAACCTCCTTTATTCTCACTTCCTGTAAGCAGTTATGGAAAGTTAACTGTGAGAAAGACCTCTCGCCAATATAAAGGAGGCTTTAATGCCTAAAGAGTCGAAAACATTTAACGGTTTTGGAGGAGGCCTTAATATAGATAGAGATCTGTCAGATCTTCGTATGGATGGACAAGGGAAGGACGAGTTAAGTGTATGCAATCAAGCTCAAGTTGATGATTTGGGTAAAATTCATTTTCAAAAATTTATAGCCCCAACCAGCAATTCTGCTAGACAAGCAGGCTATGACCCTACTGGAAATAGGCTCTTAATTCACGATGGAAAGCATTATCTTCAGGATGGTATATATAAGCTAGGACATGATATAAATTGGGCTAATAATACTGATTATAGACCTGAAACGCCTACTGCTGGCAAATTCAACCCTGCAACACCTGTTAATCAATCTAATGGTGTAGATATAAAATTTTCTATAGATGATTCTGAGCATATTGTTATATTTAGTGGAGTAGGCTCTTCTTTTAACGATGGGAGTACGGGAATAATATGTGGAAGAACTTCAGCCTCTGCAGATGATATAAAATGGTCTATGGCGAATCATGACCAATGGGCGATTGCATGGAATGGAGCTCATTGGAACGATGCCCCGACAGGAGCTGCTAACAGTAATGACGGGAATCAAAGAAAACCAAAGCCATTTGAGGCACTTTGGTCTGGTGATATGGTAGATGCAGATAAGGCTCATGATAGTTCTACTAATGGGGGTGCAGGTGATGGAGGATATTGGGCAAGCCTAAATAAGTTTGGGCCTGGAACCCAAGGAGGAGAAAGATATGGAATGGGTCTTACAGGTAGCGTAGAGGCAGGTGACGCTGCTGTGGCACTTACTGATCTGGACACTGTAGCTATATGGCAAAGATCCGATGCTGATGATGGAGTGGGTATTATTTTTAGACCAGGAGACACTGAGCTTAATAATGGTAATTATCCTCCAGGAGGATATGGAAAAGCTCTTACTAATATTGAAGCTCATGATTTATATGTAGAGCTTCAAGTAAAGGATATACAGGATTTTGATTTAGGGGTAGGTTTTGGAGTTACCTCAAGAAGAGATGTGACTGGAATGAATCTTGATCCTTCTTCAACTTCGAGCTATAATGATGTGAGAGCTTGGTGGTTGTCTGCACAAACCGTATCTAAGGCTGGAGCTATATGGGCACCAGGGGGAAATAATTTTAGAGTTTTTAAACTGCCGTATGAAACTGCAACCAAAACTTCTACAACTTTTAATCCAAGCAATGTAAGTCGAATGGGGGCTACTTTAAGCCTTATAGATAGCTCTACTTACGCAGCAGATGGCACTAACACAGCTATACCTAGATTAGAAATTAGAGACATTAGATTTATACCTCAAGGAGATAACTTTAATTGGGCTGATAACAATTATACCTTTTTTCAAACTACTGTTAAAAATGGCATAGAGTCTTTGCCTTTTAGATACAGAGATATACCTCAAGGGGGATCATCGCTAAACGAAACTCCTTATTCATTTTTATACGGAGTTAATGCTAAACACAATATGACTCTATATAAACCTGCAAATTCTGGGGATGCAGGTAGGATATATTATCAAGAATTAGATGAGAATAATAGTATAAAAGGAGATAAGTTTTTATTAGCAGAGTATGATTATGATTTAGGTGTTAGATGGGCCGATTCTGATGATTGGGAGAATTGGGTAACATCGAGCATGACTCATACATTTGAAAACCCTCCAGTAACAAGCACTTATACATTTGAATCAGGTTACCCAGAAGGAACTACTTCTTGCAATGCTCTATTTAAGACTTCTGCAGTTATAGGAAGACAGGTATATATTGGTAATTGCGCAAAACAAAGAGGTTATAGGAATTTTAATTTAGCCTATGGAGGTTTAAATGAATATGCATCTCATGATAATTTTGAACTTCAAGCAGGTTCATATACTCATCCATACGCAATTGTAAGTTTAAATGGTTCAGGAAGTACTATAAATATCAGAAGATCTACATGGATTTCTTTAAGAGATTATGCTGGTACTGCTAAGTTTTATTATTGCATATCAGGATCTTCTTCAGGTACAGCATTTCAAGAAGATGCAACTGCTCAAGGGCAATTAGAATCTTTAAAAGAACGAATAGAGTCTTCTAGTGGGCATAATGGAACTATAAGATGCAGTCAGGTTTATCAAAAAGGAGGGGCTGGCTCTACATATTATATGGTTCTTACGCAAGATACAGCTGGGACGCAAGGAAATACAGCTATTAAATACTATATGGGGGACGAGGTTGACCTAATTACAGATTTTATAGGAGGAGATAATCCTATTGTTGCTGGAGACCAAGTATGGCTAGAGGGGACTACTTCTAATAATTCAGCAACTCTTAATAAGTATTTTCAAACAGATGCAACTATAAGTGCAGATTTGGCTACAAACGCAGAAGGAACTGGTAGAGAAACTATATCAGATGATATAAATCTTGGAGCATTTACTTCAAAGGGTCAAGGTCAAATGATAGGCAATGCAAGAAATTATGATTTAGATGAAAATAGCTGTAATTGGGTTGTATACGCTCCTTCAGGGGCAGCTCCTACATTTAATACAGCTACAGCATCTAAACCGTATATAGATTTTATATATGGAGCTAGTGGCGAATGGCAAGGATTCCAGTTAAGTAATAGCCATATTCATACTATTATTCCAGGGCAAAGATATAGAATAACTGTAAATATAAGCCAAATGCCTGCAGGAATGGATTGTGATTGGAGAGTATATTTTGGGGGAGTTTATTCTGAAATATTGCATACCACTGATTCAGATAATGCAACAGGTCACGATATGGATCTCGAAGTAACTGCCACTGCAGATACTGATATGCGTATTGAAATGAAAAATGGAGATGTTGCATCTGAGGTAAGATTTGATTTTATTGGGGTAAAGCATTTAAGCAGTGGCCGAGGAGAGATAATGAACATAACTACAGCATCTGGTGTTACAAGTAGTGGAGGTCGCAAAAATAGTGGAAACTTTATAGTAAGAGGTTTTCAGCCTTTTGACGGGTCTTTAATAATGAAAAGTGCTATAGGAAGGCCTGCAGGATTCTCTGATTTATCTTATATAGATATGGAATTTGGAGGAGATAGCATAAATGTTATGGAGGCTGCTGGAGATAGATTATTTGTGTTTACTACAAATAAGCTTGTTATAATAAATGTAGCACAAGATATTGAATTTACTGAGGGTGAATTTGAGGGTTATGGAATAGATGAAAATCATCAAGTTTGCAAAGTAGGAGAAGGTCTTGCTTGGGTAAATAGATATGGTGTATTCTTTTATGATGGAAGAGAGGTAACATCTTTAACAGCTGAGAAATATTCCTCAATTGATTGGGGGGCAACGCCTTCAATAGCTTTTTTCCCTGATAGAGCTAGGCTTATTGTTTGGGAAACTGGAGGAGGTCCTGCTCATGTATATAGTTTTGAAACTAACAGTTGGGTTGGAGTGCAAGTAAGTCCAATGACTAATTATCAACCATTAAGTAGGGCAGTTAATGATGGGCAGAGTACTTACTATAGAGGAGATACTTCAGGAAATATTAAAATTTTAGACTACACAAATACTTATAACTTAATTACTTCAGTAGATATAAAGACAGGAAATATACATTTTGACGATATTACTAGAGAAAAGAAGTTCTATAAACTCCAAGTTAGAGGAAAAGAGTTAGATAATCTTAGATTTTGGGGTAGTTTAGATGGAGGTACAAACTGGTTTCTGATTGGAACTGCCTCTAGCACAGTGGGAACTTCAGTCGGAGAAGATAATTTTAATATGCCTGCTGAATTAAGAAAAGGTAAGCATATTAGAATAAGGATACAAAATAGTGGTAATGTACAATCTAGGGCAGAAATATCTGATATGTCAATTGTTTATAGAAATAGGAGAATTAAATAATGAAAAGTAGATCGCAAAGAAATATGAGACATACATCAAAATTAAATACAACTAAAGTTATACGAAACGATAGGTTAGGAAAAACTAAAAGAGTATCAAGCAATCCATCTGAAAATATTTTATCAGATAAGTCTAAGGGAAAAATGTATAAAAGTATTAATATAAAGGGTCAGCAACTGTACGTTAAATTAAGTACAAAAAAGGATTAATAAATGGCAGCAAGTTTAAAAGCTATAAGACAAATGTGGAAAGAGGGGCAAAATCAAATCCAATCGGATTTAAAAGACGATTTGTCTCAACTTAGTAATGCTACGGCTGCTATTACTCAAATAGCTGGTTTAGCTCAAGATATCTCTAAGGATAAAAAAGAAAAGAAAGAGTTAGATGAATTCGCTAAGAAAAACGACTTAGAATATAATGAGAGAACAGGCAAATACTACGGAATAGATAAAAACAATCCTAAGGGCGATATGATTGAAGTAGATGCAAGTTATATGAAGGCTCTAAAGGATAATCCTTCTTTATATGAAGATTCTGCAAGAGATATGCTATTCAAAGAAGATGGAACTCTAAGAAAGCAATTTAAAGCTGGAAAGGATTTTAGTGCAGATGTAAAAAAAGATGGTATTACAGGTTTATTTCAAAGAATAATACCTGGTGGAGATAGTGGTTATGAAACGATAGGTCAGCATGATGTTAGGAAAGAGCTAACTCAATATAAAGATTGGGTTTACGGCACAGGAGATTTTGAAAGAAAACAAACTAAGAATCCAGACTACGATCCAGACATGGCAGGTAAATATGTTGTGCAAAAATCTAAAGACGATCCTACTCTAATAGAGGCTACAGATGGTGGAGGAATACTTTATGAATCTCTAGTTCCTGAGTTTAATGTTACGGGAGGGCCTGCATATACTACGGGAGGCGGATTAGATACGAGCAAGTTTTATGACAGGATAACAGGGCAACAAGATTCTGATACTGGATTCCAATCGCTATTTACTAAAAAAGACGATATTCCCGATTTTATGAAAGGAGCTTACGATAAAGCATCTGCTGAATTGCAAAGTGCTATTGATACAGGAAGGTTCAGCAATACTCTTAAGCTTTTAGGAGACGAGCCTAAAGATTATACAAGAAAAATAGATGCTCAAGGAAATATTGTTGAGGAAGCAGACTGGGAAAGACTTGCTAGCGATTTAAATGAATGGCAAGGCTATCAACCAGGTGACGAATTAAATGTCACTGCAGAAGGATTAAAGTCTCTTGTTAGTGATATGGACGATGCTGCAATAGAAAAATGGATGAGATATTCCCCAGAAATGATTGATAAGGTTAATGTAGGTGGATTAAAAGGTCTTGGACAAAGAATTGTTCCAGGTGGAGAAAGTGGCAAAGAATATGACGATAGGGCTAGAATAAATGCTGCTTTAGGAGTGCTCTACAATGTTGAAAATAGAGAAGATTGGACTATTGAAGACCATCTGATGATGGGTGATGATACATTACAAGATTTTTATGAGCATTTTGTCCCTACTGAAGCTGATAAAAAGGAGCTTGCTAGAAATAAAAGAGCTCATGAGGAACAAATGGAGGTTGAAGACTCACTTACGAAATTAGCTGAACAAATGGATTTAGTAGAGGCGAATAAAAAAGCAGAGCAAGAATGGCTAATAAAAACTGAGAAAGAACTTGATGTTAGGAATAAAGAGTGGGAAGCAGATTTTCTAGATCCAGAAAAATCAGGATTATGGAAAAATAATTACTTAAGAGATGAAGACATGTGGTCTTTTAATAGGTTAGTTGAAAGTCATCCTTCTTTTAAAGATTCTGATTATTATAAAGCTAGACCAGGCGTTAGAGAAAGAGATGAAGCTATCGCTTCTATTCCTACAGGAATTAATCCATTTCAAAGAAAGAAAGAGATTGAAAGAATTAATAAGGAATTTATTGATACCTATGGAGACTTGAAGATTGAAGATATAAAAGCTATGAATGCTTACAAAAAATATGAAGCAGATCAGGCAGAAGAAAATAGGCTTAGAGAGGAAGAGGAGAAAAGACAGCTTCAAATTAAAAAAGCTGAGGAGGAGCAGAGAAGAAGGGAATATGTCCCATCAGATGAACATATCAAGAAATTAGAAAATTTAAGTAAAGATATTTACAATCAAGCAAGCGTATTCAAGCAAGTTGATTATGGATTAAATATTACTACTGATCAGGTTGGCGAAGCTGTAGATTATGGTATAGATTTAGGTAAAGATATAGGACTTTCTCTTAGGAATCAATTCACTCAACCATTTAGCTCTCCTTCAGGACCCTATGGAACTAATATGCCTCAATACTATATGGGTAATTCAGCAGCAAGTGATAAGGATGATAAAAAAGCTCCTCGATACTATATGGGTGATGCTAATAATTCAGCTATATCAGGCTCTAAATCTAATGATGTAGTTGGGCCTGAGGACGATACTATGTTCGCTATAATTAAAGGAGAGCTGTCAAAAGTAACTCCTGCAGAACATAAATATATACAAGAACATGGTGAAAAAGGGGCAAACCATATCTATGAAGTAGCTAAAGCGCATGCTAAAAAAATAGGTATTGATACAGACAATCCTAAGGAATGGCCTATACGAGGAGATGATGATAAGCCTTATTATTGGTTTGCAGAAGCAATGGGTGCTGTTCAATGGATAGGTGGAGCGTTCGGAAAGGCTAAGGCTGCTAAAAAAGAAGTCAAACATATTCAAAACAATGTTTTGCCTGCTTTAGGTAAGGCTGCAATGGATACGAGTCAAGAAGGGATACAAATGGCTGATAAGTTTCAGGAAGAAAAGGATATGTTATTAGATCAAGCAGCAGATCAGGTTGCAGATCAAGCTGACGATATTGCCGAAAAGCAAGGAGAGATGTTTAAAAAGACAGGTGGATTGAAAGTTGGAGCTGTTCAAAATTTTGGAGAAAAAGCTATGGACGTAATTACAGATAAGTTTGACCAAGTGTCTGATAATATAGCTTTCCAATTTAAAGATAAAATGGAAGGTATGAGAGACAAGATAGGAAGTGGGCTTGAAGAGATAGGTATGTCTGTTAAGTCTGCTGTAGATAGAATGAATGCAATGAAAAAGAAAAGAAAGTGGTATAAAAACCTATTTTAGGAGAATTATGGCAGGATTAGATCAATTAATACAAATTATTAGAGAAAATAGGCGTGCAGAAAGAGAGGATAAAAGGCTCGATTATGCACTAGCTTCTGAAAACTTAAGACTTATGTATCAAAGAGATATGGAAAAGGATAAGATGGATTTTCAGAAAACTACAATGTTATGGCAGGCAGCTAAGAATGAAAGAGATATAGCTCAGCAAGACTACGAGGCAAAGGTTTCAGATTATGAAGATACCTATGGAGCTCACATGTCTTTAGATGAGTTAAATATAACAGAAGGCTATCAGAAGTTTATCGATGGAACTTTTAATGAAGAAATAACCATGGATCAACAAGAAATAAAGGATATGACTGACCAAGCTAATGCTTATAAGTCTGTTGCAAGTAAAATTGATACTGTTATGAAAACTAAATTAGCTCCCGTAAATAAGCTTTTTAGTGGTGATTATGGCTTTCATAAAGGAGATCCTAGCAGATTTGATGCAGCTGATTTAGATATAAATTTTATACTAGACCAAGGTAAAAAAAGTTATAGCTTTTTAAATGCCTTAACTGCAGCTAATAACGAATTAGAAGGGGGTTCTTACTCTGATAGAATACTAAGAAATAATAATCCTGCAGCTTTAATGTATGGGCCGTTTGCCGAAAGTTATGGAGCTGTTTCCGAAGATGATAATCCATGGTATGATATTATAGATAGCAATGGCGCTAAGATAGGAGAGGCTTTTAGTGAGGAAGATGCTAAGAAAGCGGCTAAAGATGCTAATGGTAAAGTTCAAGGCCCATATTATACTGCAAAATTTGCTACAATGGAAGATGGTGAAAGAGCTCAAAAAGATTTCTTATTAAAGCAAATAAATGATGCAAATGGTGATGTGGATGCTTTCCTTCAAGCAAACCCTAAATACGAGCCTTACAGAGATGCTTTTATACAGGCAACAGAAACTTCAGATGCTTTTAATGACCCTATTATTCAACAGTATTATGATTCACGATATCAACAAATTGATAAAGTGCTCTATGACTTAGAGGCAGACAGACTTGCTAAGGAAGCTGAAACTTTAGAGAATATTAGCAAGATTAGAGATTTAAAATTAAAAGCTAAGTATAAAAACTTTGTAGAGACAGAAGCAGAAATTGATTATGTAAGTAAAGCCTTTGCTTTTACTGTAGATAGTCAAGTAGATCAACTTGATATGCTTTTTGACAGTGTCTATTCTTTAGATATGCATCTTGATTTATGGGAGACTATGAGTCAACCAGGATACAAAGGAGGGATGGTATATTCTATGGCAACTGAGAATGGGATGAAATATATAGGTCCCGATGACTCAGCTATAGAATGGTCTGAATCTAGCCAAGCACAAGGGACAGACTCAGAAGGTGATGGTTTAGTAGTTACAACCACTCATAAGGGAGGAGTTTATACACAATACAATATGGACGACCCTATGGAAAAGCAAACCTGGTATGAGCAACATATCGATCAGGCGTATTACAATATAGGGCTTGCTATCAATCCTTTAATAGGAAAAAAGGGCAAAGAAGGGAGAGCAGATGCTATACAATTAGGTAAAAAATGGGTAACATCTGTATCTGAGTTTAGAAAAACATTTGATATATCTAGAACTAAGGGAGATTATACCCTTTTAGAGGCTGATAAAATATTTAATGTATATGATGATGCTTATCAATATATAGCAGGAGACAATGGTCTTTTAGAGCAAATAATGATGTCTCGTGCTAATAGAGATGCTAGGTCTCAGTATAATTTTGAAACAAATCCAGATTCTAAAAATTATGGAAGAGCTGACTATAAATATGACCCTGATAATACTCCAGAAAAATTAAAGCAATTTTTATTAGGAGAGCATAAAACATTGGTAGATGGTCAAACTTATAAGGTCCCTGGTTATTACCATCCAGGTTTTGCAGTTAATGCCTATACTATGCGTCAAAATAAAGCTAAAAGTATAAAAGCAGTAAGTGAAACTGTGTATGACTCTTATGAGTTTTATCAAAAATTTTTAGGACAAGATCCTTTTGATTGGGTTACTAGCAATGAATACACTCAATTTGATGAATTAAGAAACCTATATGATGATTTAAAGCTTAATATGGGCTTAGATATACTAGATAGGAATTTAGGAAATATTCAAGACTGGTCAGAACCTGGGGATATAGATGGAGATGGGTTTGTAAGTGATCAAGAAATAGATTACTTTGACTACCTTCAAGACCAAAAAAAAAAAGATAATTCCGTGATACCATCTAAGAAAGATGATACCAAGGTAGATGCTACGCAAACATCTTCTGTTCAAGGACAATCTGATGTAGATAAAACATCTTTTGATATTCCTACGTTTGACAATCAAGGGAATGTTCAAAACGCTTATGCGTATTACAGGGAAATGGATTGGGACCCTACTGGAGAAGCTTGGTATGATGAATCTGTTGGAAAAGAGTATGGGTGGAGTGATAACGGATGGAATAAAACTGATAAGGTTAAGAAAGGAGATCTATATGCCTCACTTGATCCTGGAATTAGTACTAAGAAAGGTGGAGTTTTAAATGAAATTCCTAATCTGGCTCATAACAGATCTTATTTTAATAAATCAGTGGAAGAGGGTTTTGAAGAAACTGGACTCTCAGGAGCTTATTTCAATAGAGGGCTGCCTTGGCATCAAACAGATGGTGTAGCAGGTGGTGGAGACAGAAACTTGGGACTGCATACAAATAGAGGCGATGTACAAATTGGCGCTGGATATTTGCATAATTTTATAGCCGATGAAGGTTATCATTATTATTTTAGCGGTGATAGCAAGACAACAAATAGTAAAGCTTATGACCCTGAGAATCCAAATGCAGATACAGATGGCTATGTGCATTATTTTGATCCTTTTATGGAGACTGGAAATGTACTATATGGAAATCGCTATGGATTTAGAGAAGGAATACCTTTTAATCAGGAGATAGCTGACCTTGGATTGGAAGAAGATGTATACACATTAGGTGAGGAGATTACTAATCCCAATTCTGTGAAAAAGCTTGATGGCTCTCCTACTTTTGTAAGTCATCCACATCCTTATTATACAACAAAACAGTTTGCTTTGCCTAATTTCCTTCTATCTCCTAAAGAAGGAGGGCCAGGAGGGGTATTTGGTCCAAGAGATCTTCCAAGGTATACTGATCATAAAGATTTTGATAAGCCTATTGTAAGTTTTGGTTTTTATCCATCTGATAATAAATATGCAGACTTAATATATAGTTTAGATGATCAAGAGCTTGAAACAGTTGCTAAGATATATAATTCTATGGCAGGAGGGGATTCTTACACTTATACGTATGATGGAGAATTAAACACTGTAGATCATTTTAATGATTGGTATAATCATCATGCTCCAATAGTATCTTCTTTATCTGATAGTCAGTTTGGTGTTGCAGATGATAGAATTTTACATTTACCTCATTTACCAGAATTGGTTTTATTTAGAAAGGTAGATGTTCCTTACGGACTCCACCATTATATAGAGCAAAATCCTGATATGGCTTTTGTAGAGGAAAGATTTGTAGGAATGGACTCCGCAAAAGGTGATACTCCTGTAAGGCATAGAAGAAGTGGGGCTAGAGGGTTAGATGAATATGCTGAGGGAAAAATTACTGAAGAAGGTGAAGATTACTTTAGAAATATAGAAGCAGATCTAAGTCATCACGGTATCTTTAAACAACCTAAGTCAGATTTTATTGACCCTAGGTATAGAAATGTCAACTGGACATCTGAAAGCCGCTCAACCCTTCATGGCAATTTTTATGGGGAAGATACTGAGCAAGCTAAAAAACATATAGCTAGAATAAAAGAGCTGTACCCTGAATACGATCACGAAGCATTAAAAAATATAAGAGATAGGGTATTTAATTATTATGCACCTGCTATGAATATTATTCCTCCTGATAAACTGTTAAAATTGATGGAGTATTACGAAAAGCAAATAGGGCATATAGGGACTTTCGAAATGCCTCCTTTGATTGAATTTTTGGGAAGTGCAAATACTTATGATGATTTAAAAAATGAATTAGATTATCAAAGCAGAATAGAGAATGAGTTAAATAATTATATAGATAGATTGGCTTAAAAATGTTAGATTACGAGAACAAAAAAGGACTATAAATGGCTGAAAGATATAATAGACTTGAAGAATTAGAAAAATTAATGAGTCAATCAGTTGTGCCTGATGATTCAGAACCTATAGAACAGGAGCCTGAGACAGATGATGCAGGATTGATTGATATACCAAAGCCTTATGGAGGGTATGATAATGCTCCATATAGTGGCAATGATGAGGTTTGGGGAGGTCTTATGCAGCTATATACCCCAGGTACCGATATGCGTGCTACTAAAAGAAAAAGGATGGTTGATTTAAGGAATTATGATTTTAGCGCAGAGGGATGGGTTGCACCTGAACCTGAACTTATAGATCCAGGTGGTGAAGAAATATTTGATGAACACGGATTTTGGACAGGAGAAGTTACTCAACCTACATATACAGATGTAAGCGGTATTGTAGCGCCTACCCCAAAACCTTATGCTGGTAAAAATAGACAAGTTCTCGCAAATCCAGAAGGAGAAGAAGGATGGTATTTAGGTAAGAATTTAATTGACCTTGTAGGTAATACTGTGTGGGGAATTGCTGAAGGATTTGGAGCATGGGTCCCAGATATGGCTTCTGGCGGTGAAATGTCCAAGTTTATGGGTTCTGATGATTGGGCTGATGAAAGTATATGGGGTAAAATAGGTTACAGTGTTGGTACTGGTTTAAGTATGCTTTTTGGTATAGGATTGGTTGGAAAAGGACTTCAATGGGGTAGTAAAGCTTTTGGGTTTGGAGTAAAAGCTGCAACTAAAAGTGTTGCAGACGATCTTACAGAGTATGTTGCAAAAACAAGTATAAAAAAGGGTGGAGTAGAAAAGCTTGTTAAGTCAGCTAGAGCTCAGATTCAAGCAGGTAAAAAGGAAGCTTTAAAAGGCGTAACATGGGGGGCACGATTAACTCCTATGAATAGAGCTGCAGCTTTAGCTAGAGGTAATCCTTTATCAAATGAAAAGGTTTATAAAAGTGTATATGACAGCATCAAAAAAGACCTCAATAAAAAATTAGGTTTAAATTTAGATGATGCAGCTGTAGATAAAGTTACTAAAAAAATAATGGAAGAATCTAGTAACTCACTGCATAAGCATTTTGGGCACAGTATAGGGCATATAATGGCAGAAAAAGGTCTTAGTTCTGGAAAGGCTAAAATATTATCAGATATGGTCTATGAGGCTGTATTATTGTCTGCTTATGATGGAATAATGGATATGGGTATGGATTTATGGGCTCAATCTTATATCGATGGAGATGATGTAACTGCTAAGTCAAACATACAACAAGGTTACGAATTTACAGAATGGTGGAAGCCGTTTTTTCACGGTGCGGTAACTGGTAGTTTTTTAGGTATGGTAAGGCATATTAAAGGTGGTAAAAAAGTCGATTTAATGGGTCAAAGTGGAAATCGTAGCGGTATGATAAATGATTTAGGTATAATGAGAAAAGCTATAATGCTTAGGCTTAGAAATGTAAATAATATGGGTGATAGACAAATGACAGGATTTTTAAACACCTTATTTCATGCCTCTGATGGAGCTATAATTAAAGATTTGCAAAAGATTGCTACAGAACACGGTCTTCAAAATGTAGGTAAATTAGGCCGAACATTCTTAGAGAAAATATCTCAACAAGGGTATAAATATACTAAAGCCGATAAGCAGATACTTAGAGAGACTATGACAGCTATACAGAAAACTGTTTTAGGGAAAAATGGTCTTTTAGCTAAGACAGCTGCAGAAATAAGAAAAGATGCAATAGGTTCTTTCGGAAGAGCTACATTAGGCTCAATTGTTATGGCTGGATGGGGATATTATGATATGGGTGAGAAAGGACTGCTTCCTTGGCAAACTGATGAAGCAACTAAAAAAGCAGGATATCATCCAGATCAAAAAGTAACATGGGACAAGCTATTTTTTGACCATATAGTTGGCATGTTTTACATGAAACGTGGTAAGAATGCTGAGACTAATAGTAGATTTTTTTATGAAGTTATGGGTGATAAACCTATACTGGGTAGTGAAGTTGGAAGAATGTCAAAAGCTATGGAAATATTTGGATATAAAGATTCACAGCTTCAAATTTTCAACCATATGGCTCACAGTGAACCTGGAACTGCAATTATGAGAGCAAGTGCTTTAAAGGGTATATATGCAGATAAAGAAATTGTAGGTGTTATTGATAAAATGGGGGCAGACTTAGTTGATGCTCAGCAATATATAGAGATAGTAAAAAGGACAAATGTAGAAGGTGTTGATCCTAGCGAAAGAGTAGATAATTGGCATGTCCATGTTAAAGACCATCTATCTAACTTAGAAACAAAGATACGAGATGCTAAGAAAAAAGGTGATACAAAAGAGCAGGCTAAGCTTGAGAAAGAGCAAATGGAAGTTCATGATGCAATGCTATTTACTGAAAAGATACAAAGGCTTACCCTGTTTGATATTAATAATAAATCTGTAAGACCTATGACCAGAAAGGATGCATTAAACTTTATTCAAAAATATAAAGAGATAACTCTTTCTGATGGGGCTAAAATAAATGTTAATAACTTTGACGTATTAGACAGAATGATAGAAGATGGAGCTTTTCAATTTACAAGAAAAGTTGAAAATGTAGGTCTAGACTTTATATTTGAGTCTTTAGAAATTCTAGACTTAATTGACCCTACGAATATGACAAAGGGTGCAAAGATTAATAAAAGCACTTTAAATGCATTAGAGGCAATACTTACTTCCAATACAGGAGGAGAGAAAGGCGTTACAGATAAAATATATGAAACAGCTTACGCTTTAAGAGAGGCTATGCTTCAAGCTAATAAAGTTGGATTAATAGAGCTTTCTGATGCTGAAGGAAGGGTTTGGGATGCAGGTAGAAAATATAATGCTAAAGAATTAGCCGAGCTTCAAAGAAAATGGAATGATAAGACGGAAGAAATGCACGAACTTGTATTTAACACTATGGGAGTAGAGAGTAGTTGGAGAGCTAAGATTACAGGATTCCAAGAAGGAGATGGAAGATTTCAAGATAATTATATGTTAGGCTCTACACCTATATGGCACTCTATACAGTCTTCTCATATACATAAAAGAAATGCTGGCACTATGAGAGCTTTAACTGGAAAAGACGCTAAAGGTCAAGAGTTAGATTATTTTAATAAGATTCAAAAAATGTTAGCAGGTAAGGAAGGTTTTGAAATAGTATCTGATCAAGGTGGAGTTATTGAATTTGCATCTGAAAAGCAATCTGAGTTTTTAGGTAATTTTAATTCCGCTATGAAAATGCTTCAAGGTGGTCAAGGAAAAGGATTAAAGAAAATTACTATATCAGAACTAGAGGCTCTTATGAATGAAAGCTATACTATAGGTGGTAATGTTTTTCAGAATACTACCGAATTTATGGCATTTAGAAGCTTTCTAAATAGAAGTTTTGTAGAGAGTTTAACAGGGAATAAAGATTTATCCGTGCAGCTAAGGGCTGCTTTGACTACTTTAATTTCAAATGACAATTTATTAGTTGTAAGATTAGGTAATCAAGTAAAAATCAGAGACTCTAAATCTCTTGAAGCTATTTTAATGAAAAACGCTAATACTATGACTGAGGTAGAGCTTAAAACTATTACAGAGATGCTAGAAACTTATAGAAAAGATTTTGAAATACCTATGAGAAATGCTTTAGGTAAAACAAATCAAGCTTTAATCAAGTTTGGCGATGGTAAAATGGTAATGGATCAAGAATTATCTAATTTTAATGTTAATGATATTAAGCAAATGATAACTGAAATTAATATTGAGGTTAATAAAAAGAGCTTATTTCAAATCCAAGAGTTTTCTTTTAATGCTGAAAAGCTAAGAGTTAATGTTGCAGACTTGCAAAGCAAGGCAAGTGAATATGTAGAGAGAGCTGGATTAGGAGAAGTTACTAAAGAAATGAAACAAGCTATAAAAGACGTATTTGATAGCTATACTAATTTTGAAGCACTTCTGACTCATTATCATAATACAAATGATGTTATGGGGCTACAGAAACTTACAGAAAAAGCTGAAATGATGCATATGATAAATAGAAAAGGCGAAAGTTGGAACGGAAAAGATATAAATTCTATTAGGGAGATTAAAACTCTCTTAGATACCTATGTGAAAGAAGTTAGAGTTGAAAGAGATCAAGCATTAAGACTTGATGAAACTTCTGATTTAGATGCATATGAAGCAGAGCAGATGGCAGGTTTTAATTTCGATAGAAGTGGAAGAATTAAAAAAGGGTCAGTAACAGTTAGCAAGAGTCAGTATGAAACAAAATGGAATCTTGAGAAAGACTTTATGGACACCTTGGTCGAGACTCCTAAAACTGCTATGAAAGGATTAGGTCTTTCAGGATTAAATTCTCATGTCGACTTACATTCTCCTGTAGATGGTGTTACTAAGACTAAATATAAAGATTTAATGGAAAAGGGTTTAGTAGAGCTAAATAAGGGTAATTTTACTGAACGAGATTTTATCGACATAGTTATTAAACCTTTTGTTAATGCTAAAAGTAAGGAAATAGAGCAAAGAATTAAGGCAGATAAGGAAGTTGGGGGAACTGTAGAAGAGTTTATACAAGATACTCATGCAATAGTTCAGTCTATGCTATCTACTAAAAAAGGCTTGATGGGTACATTTGAAAATGGTTCTTTAAATATTAAGCAGACAACCTTTTCTAATTGGGATAGAGGTGTAAATAGATTAGAGAATGTTTTAGGCTTAGAAGGTCAAATAATAACTTTAGCTCAAAGGGTTGGAACTAGCCAAGGATATTCTAGTAAACTTTCTCCAGAATTAATCGCTCATATGGAAAGCATTATGTCTGGAAAAGGCACTTGGTTTAATCCAGATGTTTCAGAAGTTTTAAAATCCCAAGATGTTCAATTCTTAGAGTCTATAAAAGATATGGCTTTAGGAACAGGAAATGATGGTAGGGCAAAATTTGTACCGATAAGATTAGATGAAAAAAGTATGATTTTAATATCTTTTGCAGGTAGAGGACAAGTTTTAGACGCATGGGCTGATCCATCAGGGAAATTGAGAAAAAAATTAGTAGATGTTGTAGCTGCAGGAAGTGGATGGTGGACTAGTAAAAGTAAGGCAGAGTCTCTTGTAAATAAATATCTTTCTGAGAATTTAAAAGCGGGTGTTGACGGGAAGGGTATTATAGATAATACAAATCCTAATATAGGAGATATACAGACACTTGTATTATTAACTAGAATACTTGAGTCTCCTATGGCTTCAAATATGGCTGCGCTTATAAAAGGTAATAAAGATATGTTTTCTGCTATTCAAGAAGCAAAATATTTAAAATTAGATAGCCCTAAAAATGGTAAAGCTTTAAGTGAAAGAAATTTAAAGTTTACTAAGGAGTATGGAGATGCTTTATATGAACAAGGTTCAGATATGCACAAGCTTCATCAGATATTTAAAGAAAGGACATTTAATGAGGATGGTACTTTAAAGAAACATAGAACTGTAAATATATTAGATGAAAGTGGAGCTAATAGTAAAAATCACTTTAGTACTGAAAAATTAATGGGAGAAGGTCTTCGAGAGCAAATAAAAAGAGATAATCCTGACTTAGATAAGAATCAGATTGAAAAAAGAATGGAAGAATATCAAGAACAATACAAGAGGATTCAAGCTTCTGCTATGAACGGGGAAAAGTATTTAAGCAGAGATGCTATGATACAAATGTTAATGGCAAACGGTGCAACAAAAGATTGGTTTATATGGGGAGATGTTTTAGATACCTCGGGTAATGTTGTAGGAAAAGAAGTTGTTGGTTTTAATGTAGCTTTAAAGCCTATAGAGATGCATCATTCAGTTGAAGCAGATGGGACTATGTCTTTTCATATAGGTAAAACTGCGTACAAATATCATCCATTAATGGACAAGTTGATGAGATATAGAAGTGGAGATAAGGCAGGTAGTTATATTGTAGAATCAATAGGTTTTGAAAGCTCCCATAAAGTTCATGCTAAATTTACACCAGGAATGAACAGTATAGAGAAAACTGGATATGATTTACCTGCAGGTGAAAACAAGGGTAAGTTTTTTGGCTTTATGGAGAAAAATTCAGACCATGTTAGAGATGGTATAAATATACATAGAATGAATCTTGATTTAGAGTCTATTATGATTAAGTCTGTATCATCTAATAAAGATGCAGTTGTATCTTCGGGATTTACTACGTTCATGTCTTCTTCAGGGGTAAAATCTTTAAATATGGCTACAGGTTTAAAGGCTACTACTAAATCTTTAATGGATCAATTTGCTAATTTATCGCAAAGTCCTTGGGCTTATAAGGATATTATATCTCAGATAAAGAATTATAACAAAGAAACTGGAGACAATATAACAGGACTATTTGGAATAGATGCTGTTTTAAACGCTAATGGCTTACCTATCTTTGAATACATGATGCCTCAAATACAAAAAGTAGTGGTTTCTGACCACATGGGTACAAGAAACGCAGTAAGCTCAAATCTTGCAAAAGGTAGCAATAATGTTATGACAGCTGGTGATGGATATAGTTTTGCAGAAAGAAGAGGAGGCGTTCAATATAAATTTGGAGGCTCTGGAATGTCTGGTTATGAGGCAGGAAAAAGTGTTAGAGACTTCTTTACTAAGACAGCTGATGGAAAAATAGTTCCTAGTGGAGTAGAAGGTCTTAATCTTATATTTAAAGTAACTCCCGAATTAGCTAAAAAGTTTAGAGATATAGGCATAGAGGCTGGAGTAGATATAGCTGTTGTTTTTGATGCAACGACCGCCTCAGGCATTAGAGTGCTAGGTCCACATATAAGAGATGGATTTGGAAACAGAAAGACTAATAAAGCTAGGATTGAAGAATTCGAGACTCAAATGGAAAATTCTTATAAAGAAATCATGAAAGAGCTTTATAAAGAATATACTAAGTATAATGATATGACTGTAGGTGAGTTAACTTATTTATTGGCTGGAGGTAGTGTAAGAGAATATAGAGATGGAAGAATGGAGTTTAAAGATACTAATTTAAGCTCTATAGTAGAAGGTGCACCAAATGGATTTTCTCCTGGAATACTATCAAATATAGGCTCAGGAGCCAACTTTAGATCTGTCCACTTAGGTAAAACAGACTTAAGAACTCCTAAGATAGGATTGAATGATTTTGTTATGACTAGAGTTGAGAAAACTTTAGATAAAAGAAGAGGTCCTGTAAGTGAGATGAATTTAAAGGATGTATTAGATCCGCAAGATGCAGATTTTGATTTAGATAAATCTTCAAGTATGCATGCATTGCCTGGAAGAACGTTAGCTGATATATACTCTATGTCAGGCTATATGACTCATTCACAAAAAGCATTTGAAACTGCTTTAAATGAAGTAAGACTTGATAATCATGGCTCTATACAGCAATATACTAATACATTACAGCAGATAGAAGGATTAAGAGCTGGGCTAATGAGGCAGAATTCAATATTGTCTACAATGTTAATGCATTTTTCAGCAAAAGAAACTACAGGCAATCCTCTATTTAGACCTGGTCAAGGTAAGCAGGCTCCTAGCGATGTGAGTGTTGATCCAAGATTTCAATTAACGACTTTTATGGTAGGTAATAAGGAGTATAAAATATCTATTCGTGAAGGTGGTGATTTAGCAAGTTCAATTGGCTATATGAAAAATCTTATAAAGGCTACAATTGATATATATAAGAAGCCTCAAGATGTTACTGGCAAAGAATTAGACAAGCTTATTTGGGAGAATTTTGAAAATGGATTTCTTCAGATAACCGAAGTGAATTCTAAAGGTAAAGCTACAAAAATAGATTATGCTAAAGCTAATAAAGAAGTTAGAGAAAAGTTTAATCATATAAGAGATAAAATATTAAAGCCTGTAGGAGAGCTTCATAATTTACAGCATATGACTGAGCACTTTGCAGATGGAACATCTAGAAGAATGAGTCCTCAAGAATTGGTTTATAAGTATGAAAAGATATTAACCGATATTCATTTTGCAGGGAAGGATGCTAAGTTAGATGCAAATAATAAAATAATATCGTTTAAAAACAATGATTTTGCAGCTCTTACTAGTGAATTATTAAGCTTTTTAGGTGGTGGTAAAAATGCAAAAAATATGGTTATAGACTCACACCCAATGCCTGTAGTTCAAGTATTGATGTCTTTAAAGAAAGGAATGAGTAGTCCTTTTGGAGATGCCTCTCTTGATTATGGTATAGGCACATTAATGATGACAGAGAATCTTTCTCAAACTAAAATGACAGAGTCTATAAGTAAAATGCTAAGTAATCAAAAAGCTTTAGCTAGTATACATATAGCTCAGTCAAGATTAGATGGTATTAAATCTATTATGGAAAACTATGAACGTAGTGGCAGAAAGGGTTCAGATCAATATGTTTATTGGGAAGTACAGGCAAAAACTATTGAAAGAGTTATTAATGAATTCAACAGACAGGTAAGTGACCCTACGTTTACTTTCGGTAACGGATTAAAGGCGGCTAAAAGGCAAGATGGTAGCAAGTATGTAAATGATGTTACTTTTATTTATAGAGGGCAGTACGACACTAATGGAAAGTTTAAATCTGCTCAAGTTGTAAGAAGAGCAAATCCTGGAGAACTTATTTATTGGAAAAAGGGTGATGTAGTAGTAACCAATCCTAAGAGAATAGAGGCTGGAAATGACCATATAAATAAAGTTAGAAGAGCTGAAGCTTCTGCATTTGGAAGAGTTCTATTAGGTCAAGATGGAAACATCCTAGCTCTTGAAAAGCTTGTTAAAGACTTTAGCAATAAAGTTAGGGAGATTCCAAATGAATTAATAGACCCGAATTCTCCCATGACTAGCGATAAGTTTAATATGATAAATGAATTTGAGCTTAGATATGTAGCAGATATAGTTGATGCTGCTATGTCTATAGGAGGAAAGCAATCAGCACAACAAGTTTTGATGATGCTAATGACTCCTAGGCTTAAAGAAAATGTTTTCAATATATCTGGATACAATGTTCATCAAAAATCTGCTGCTTTAAGCACCACCTATCAAAGCAATAAGCGTAATGAAAGAATGGTATTATCTTATTTAGAAAGAGCTATGAATGGAAAAGCATCTACAACCTTAGAGGCTACTCAAGCTAGAGAAATATACGAATGGATGAATACTGAGTTTAAAAAGGCATTTGTAAAGCAATGGGATCCAACAAGGCAGGGAGATATATTTACCTTTCAACAAAATAATAGAAGAGTTGAGGATTTCTCTTTATTAAATCCACTAAACGACATTCCCTCATTTATGACAAGTAAGGAGATTACAAAGAAAAGTAGAGAAGTTATGCAGGCTTATTTAACTGGAACTTATTTTATGGATCCTGCAGCTTTATACAGATTTACATTAGGTATGAAAGGAGCTGAATATAAAGATGGTACTTGGAATATCCCAGGCGGGAGAAAGATGCATAATGTGATAGAAGGTATGTGGGAAGGAACTAGCGGAAGACATATAAATGGAGATGGAGGTATATATATACCTAATAGCGTGTTTAGAAAGTCAGACCCTAACTTTGTTAGAAGACAAAATAAGGATTCTGAAGGTATAGGTGCTGGTATAGAGAAAATAGAAAGTCAATGCTTTGGAAATTAATAGGGAGATTGTATGGCAATATGTTTAAGTAAGGGCGAAAAGCAGAATAAGAACTGGAAAAAGCTTAGAAATGGTGAAGGAATGACCGCTCTTTTAAATAGTAAAAAGTTAAAAGATTTAGACCTTAATAATTGGGAAACCGTTGAATGGCTTTATAAAAAAGCTACAGGAAATTATCTTGATGTACAAACAGTCCCTATTACAGGTGGAGATGTTGCGTCTTTTAATAGATACGTAACAAAAGACTTTATACCAGGACTTGGAAAAAGAAAGAACTGGGTTCAAGAGCTTTTCTATCTACCTACAGCTTTAATGAGAGGTATTAAAGGAGGAGAGGAGTTTACAAATAGGCTTGGAGAATCTATACTATACAATCAAAGACAGATGAAAAATGGTCAAATAAATATTGATAAAATGATGAAAGGTCTCTATAAAATGTTTACAGATAAAGAATCTAGTATCATTATTAATGCTGGTAGAGATTTTACTAAAAAAGAATATCTTGAATTTCAAAGACTTGAAAGAGAATTGTTAATAGCCCCTAAAGGAGATAAGCGTGAGTTTCAAAAGAGATTAGTTAAGTTTATTGGCTCAGGAAATGAAAACGATCCTTTAGGTGGTCAAGTCTTGAGAAGATTTACAGATTTATTACAGGGAAAAGTTCCAGAGACCACAATAGAAAGAGAGATAGTAGGTACTTGGAATATTCTTAGAACTGACAGCTTTAAGAATCTTTTAAATGGCTCTATTAGTGCTAGAAGGACTATAGAAACGCTTTTAGATGCTTCTCCTAACAAAAAGATTCTCCTTCAAGCTTATGAAAAAATTCAATCAGAAATAGAAGCTTTAATGATAAGTAAAAGGGAAAGTGATAAGTTTACATTTAACGAATGGACTGAAAGAGAAGGTGCGTGGATAGCTACAGATAAAAGAGATCTAAAAGTTTTTGATCCTGTAACGAAAAGAACTGAGCCTTATTTAAGAAAAAGAATAGTTGATGGAGAGGAAACCTTAGATACTTATGTAGGTATTAAGAAATATTCTCCTAGGTATGTTTTAGAGCTTACAGACTTGCTTCATAATTTAACAGCGTATGCTAAACATGGTGATAAAGCTATGTTTCAAGGCAAGAGTTCTCAAGAAGTTTTAGAGATGATAGAAAAAAATCTAAACCCTACAGCTATATCTAACAGGCTTAAGCAGGCAGCTAGAACAGATGACTATTTTAGTTTAGATCCTGCTTATTTCTTAAATAAATACTTATTTGATGTGTCTTCTTTTAATATGAGAGCTAGAGTCAATCATGCTTATTCAGAAGTAACTATGAAATTATGGGATTCAGTTCGCAAAAATAATTTAAGTCATAGAGGTGATGCTAAAATAGCTGAATATTCAAGACACCTTATTGATGTTATAACTCAAATAAAAGATAATGCTCTTGTAAGTAATGGCTCTCCTAAAACCGTATTAGATGAAGCAGTTAGACTTATAAATGGATTTGAGTATATGTCTAAAATAGGATTTAGTGTAAAAAGTGGTATTAAGAATAGGACTCAAGGTTTACAAAATTGGGTTCAATTTGGTAGCAGAGGCTATAGAATAGCTAAAGATTTTAAGAATACGAGTAGTAGAGAGCAAGATGTAGGTGGTCGTGAGCTAACTAATGACGCTATGATTAAAAGGCAAATGAAAAGATTTGGTATGATGTTTGGAGAAAGAGCAGAAACTGGAACTATGTCTGCAGCTACTGAAGGTTCTCTAGATGTAATGCTAGTTCCTAAAGGTTTTGATGTTGATTCAAAAGGTAAGCTTATATTGTCTAAGAAATCAAGCGCTTTAACTAAGGCAGCTGACTTAATGTCTAAAGGTGCAGACTTTTCTTCAAGACATACTCCTCTTGGAAAATGGTTTTCCCAGCAGTATGCTGAAAATCAAAATAGAAAAAATACTTTTGAAATATCATTTGCACATGCATTTATAGGAGAGCAGAGAAGGGCTGCTTATCACGAAAAGAAATTAACAGAAGAGCTTGGCCACGCTCCTACTAAAAAACAGTTATATGATAGAATAGAGAGGATAGCTGGCAATATGGCTATGGAATCAGTTAAGATGATTCATTATGATTATGATAATTGGGCTAAAGCTAGGATACTCCAAGGTAAAGCTGGTAAAACTATAGGACAGTTTCAGCATTTTAAATTTGCATTTATGGACTATCAGTATAATATGTTAAAAGATATGTCTAGAGATGTTAAGGATTGGAAGTGGAAAGTTCCAGATCCTATAGGTGAAAAAGAAATGATAGTTAATCCTAATATCAGTAAAGTTTTTAGACAAACAGCTATATATGCTTTTATACCAGCATTAATAGCTATCGTTACAGGCACTGATGTCGGTGGATTTGCATCGGCTTTTGGAGTAAGTTTTAGTGAAGATGATAGAAAGCAAAAAGGTAAAAAATCTGCAATGGGTACTCCTTTAGATAATCCTATCATAGAAGAAACTGCCAAATTATTAGATTTTCTAGGAAATTCACCAAATGGAGACCTTACTGAGCAAATAGCTCATTATGATTCTTATTTTGGAAAAGGCCCTATTATATCTCAAATGGGTCCATTTATTAGTGATATGTTTACTATAGCTGAATTAACCGATTTTATTAACTTGACTGGAGAAGAGTATGAAGAGCATAAGGGCTTAAATCTTGAAGCTGCTAAATCTGATCCAAGTAGATATTATTATCAGATAGCTAGAATATTTAATATACAGGGTGCTAGGACTATTTGGCATACTTTACCTGCTTTGATTAACGGAAACCTAGAGAAAGCTTTTAGAGTGGAAACAGGGCTTTATAAACCTAGATATATAGAAAACTTTAGAGGTGATGTGATTGATGCTACTATAGGAAATGTATATAACAATACAGATATTTTGCCAAAGATTAAAACAAATAAGAGAAGAGCTACAACAAATCAAGATGCTATAGACTCTTTAAATTTACTAGAAATGGAATCTAAAAAAACAAGGCAGACAATTTATAATCCAAGTACAGGAAGGATGGAAGAAATATGGCAGTAATATAGAGGGAAGATAGTCTCCCCTCTACATTCTTCTCTGGATTAGAATTTGCCTTTATAAGGGCGACCGTTGAATCGATAGATATTCTGGTCGATTTTCTCCTTAAGCAAATACATTGTATCTAAGTAATTTCTCTCACTAAGTGAGTCTAATGATTGCATAGCAAAATGCGCTATATCAATTACATCAGCATGGATTCTTTTTAATTTGAAGTCTTTTATTTTATCAACTGCCATTTTCCTCCTTTGGTTTCATGTAATGATTTTGAAGAAAGTCATCAAATCTTAACAATATCAAAGTCTCTCCTCTATCTTGCTTGAAAACAACAGAGTCTACATGCTCACTAGGTATTAAAAAGTCTGCTAACTTTTTTCTACATTTAGCTTGTATAGTAAAGCTATTATCTAGCAGGACATCTACTTCTTCATGCCAACCTATTGACTGACCATTAGAACCCCAAGCTCTTTTAGCTTCTAGTCCTAGATCTTTTGCTTTATTCACTATCAATCTTTCAAAGGTGTTACCTTTAGTTTTGCTCTTGCTTGGCATATACCCTCCCAAATAGTTGTATAGAGAGTCTTTTCATAGCTTCATCTCTATCTTTACATATTTCATCTACTCTAGATGTTTTAGGTTTAGGCTTTCATGTCGGAGCACTACTTTTTATTGGACTTTCCTTTTGTTCTAGTTTGGATATCTTTAATTTGAGCCGTTCTATCTCCTGAAGCGCTCTTTCCAGAGTTTTGCTTGTTTGCTGCATCCTGTCTCCTTTCGTCTAAATATTTAGTAAACTTATCATCATCTTTTTTGTACTGTACATATGCTGTAAAAGCCGCATCCACATTCTTTAAGTATCGACCTATTTCATAAGTCTCTCTTATTAAATGATTTATAGCATTTTTGAAATCAGCATTTGTAGGTTTTTTATTGTTATTTTTCTTCATTTTTCCATCCCCATTCTATCTAGTACTCTTGTCATTCTTTCACTCATCCAATTAAGATGAACTAATGTTTCTTCTAAAGTGTCCCATATATCTGCAATTTCTTTCTTTATATCAGATATAGTTTTGTCTTCTTTAGGTTTAACTTGTTTTGCTTTTGCAGGCATTATTTCCCCCATTTTTTATTTCTTACAATTAAAGCCATTACTGCATAATTGGCTATATCTATTAATGTATCATCTAAGCTTTCATTATTAGGTTCTTTATCGTTCATAGATAGGTTTAGAAAGCGAGATATTTTATCTTGCATACGTATACCTACCCCCATAGCTGAAAGCCTTACTTCGTTTGGTTTTTCAGGCTTAGATTTTCCTAGCCCTATATTGCTTGGACCGTAATCTAATTGCTTTTTACAGAACAATTCTAATTGCTCCTTTTGTATCTCTTTAAACTTTTCTAATGTTTTAGGATACCTAATCTTTATTTCGTATTCAGAACTCTGATGATCTGTCATGGATCTCCTCTTTGTTTGTATTTTCGTGTAATTTATAGAAAAGGCTTTGGACACCCCATCTAGTATTGAAGGCCCATATTTCTATTGTGTGTGGTTTTTTATCTATCATTACTTCACCAGTCCAACCTGGCTTTATAGTAGCGAATTGACCATTTTTAGTGGTAACTCCTCGCCATTTACCAGTTTCTTTATCTGGCTTGTATGCTTTGGTATCCTTTTTAAGGAACCCATTACTTACTTCTCTCACTTGAACCTCCAAAGTTAATGTAGAGGCTTAAAGTTAGCATATCTTGTCGTCATTTTCAACGAAAAATTCTTCAAGCCTCCACAATTCAATATAGGCGAGAGCTGAGCACAGCTATTTGTTTTCCTCTCTTATGTCTCTACAACCTCGTCAGGATTTACGCTCGTAGACACCTATAAATTTACGAGAGAAGGCGTGTAACAGTTACTCTTATGTTACTTTATTGGCTGTCAATTAAATGACTGATGCATCACCTGCGGACTCTACCTTCTCTCAATTATCTATGCTCTTGCTGCAACCCAGTTACACAATCCATCTACTATTGTAGCATTATGATTGTATGATGCAACTGTTGGCTTTTCTTTATGCCACAATTCATCTGTTGCTGCATTCAATAGATCCCAACCACTTTGATGTTCTTTGGATAAAAATCTATCTAATACTGAGCCCCATGTACCTGTAGGAATACTTTCTAAATGATCAAATCTTATATCTTTTAGACTACCTACATCAACATGAGTTGAGTTTAATTCTTTGAAGTTAGATATTAATTCATTAACTGATTTATGTCTACCTTCACCACCAGCTTGAAGAATACCAGATACTTTTTCTAGCTCCTCTTCCCAGTTTTCACTATCAGGACTATGTCTGAATCTATACTTATTTAATACATTGTGACTCATCATACCATTAGTACAAGCAAGTCTATATATCATCATCTTAAATCCTAAAGAAGTGCTGCCATCATAACTATTCCACATTTGAAATCCAATAGCTACATCATCACCAACACCAACTTCTCCAATACTATTATCTCTAGCTATATAGCTTATAGCATACCTCCTACCATCAAAGAATGTTTTCTCTTCTTCCATGTTTAGGTTAGAATTAGTAGCTATTTCTTCAGCCATATTTCTTACTCTAGCATTGTCAATAAGCAGGTAGTTATTGCTAACTGTACCTACCTCTTTCCATTTCCATTGTCCTTCTTTATCTATATCCTGTCTTTGAACAGAATAAGCATTTGATTGTATCCCTTGATAATCAAGAGGTACTTTTCTTATATCAGAATATGGGTTCATCCTTTCTCCTCATTTTTCGTTTTATAAATTGTTTTATTAAGTTAGAGTAGCTATCATGTGTGCAGTAGCATAGAGAGTGAGTAGGAGCATGATCTAACTCATACTCCCATTCAATTCCTCTGTCGCAACTACCACATAAAGTATATCTAACTACATTGTTTACCCTATATAGTATAGTTTTCATCCTATTATTGCTCCTTTTACATCTAATTGAACATCGAGATTTTCCTTTTCTCTATTAGCTGTACTTTCTATCTTTAACATTTGTATAAGATTATCACTATCTTTAAACGGTGTTACAGATATAACTTTATTAGCATTATAAGCAATACGGAATGAACCTTTTGCTGACGCAATATTCATACCTTCTGCGTATGCTGATTTAGTTATTTCAGATACAGCGAATACAATAATATTATTATGTATAGCAAGCTCCATTAATGATTGAGAAACTTCTTCTACTTTCATATTATTATCTGTTCTTTTACTTTTAAACAAGCCCATGTGATCTACAACTACTATCTCAGGTTTCTGAGGGAGCATTTGTATACGTTTCTGCAATTCATGAGCAAAACAGCTACTATAATCTACTGTTAACCAGTCAAAATCTTTACTGATTCCATTAGAATACTGGCTATAATACTCCTTTAATTGCTCTTCGTTCCATTTATTGTTTATCATAACAAATCTCATCCACATCTGTCTTGGACTCATTTCCATCTCTAAGAAATATGTATTACGCTTAAAGGTGTTAACCCAATTTTGCAATAACATAGTTTTCATAGATTTAGGAGGAGCCTGTATGATAACCACTTCGCCTGGATATACAGGATAATCACCACCATAAGCTGTCCCTATATTAATTGGATTGTGGTCTCTTGTTAGAAACTCAACAAGTTCTTTTTCCATACTTGCTGCATCCATAGTGTTTTGAGAAGCTTTAGCTTTGTATAGTCTACAAGTGGATTGGCAATTCTTATCCATCCAAACATCACTACAACCATAGTTATAGCCATTACCATTATGACCTTCATAGCAATCAGTTACTATTTTATCCATCTCATTTTTACTAAATGGATGAGATTTAATATCAACTCTTTCTCGCCAATCTTCCATAATAATTCTGACTACATGTTCTGGATATCTCCATCTTAAGTGTGCGGCTATGCGTAGTGCTAGTTGATGTCGAGAGCCTTGTGGGCTGCCATCTAACATCTTCTGTATACATGGATACCATACAGGATCAGGGTTTCTACCTAAAGTTACAGTTTCAAACTTTTTATCACTACCCTTAGTTTTTCTTGACAATACATCAAATACAGGTTCACATTCCAATGTAATCCATTCATAAGTATGTCGTTTACCTGAAGCAAGTTTTTCAATTTCTTCAATAGATCCATTTAATTCAGCTTTGCTTAAAGGTATTTTCCATAATTTAGATTTGCTATTTAATGTATTTACTACTCTAATAAGTCTTGTCTTATCTGATACAGATGAATCTGCATATTCATATATACCTTTAGACATTAATTCATCTTTTACTTTTAAATGTAAATCAGGGCAAGGCTTCCATCTAAATGCTTGACCAGGTATTCCTAAATGAAATCCTGTTCCAGAAAAGTATGGTTGATATGGTACACATAAATCATCTAACAGTATTGTTAATCCAATAGCTTTCTGTCTCGCATTTTCAGGGTTTTGTCCATCTACATCTAAAATGAATTCGTCTGGCATATACAGTATTCCATCGTAACTAGATAAAGTCTTATTCTTTTTAACATACTCAGTAACATGACCATCATAATCCCATAAAGACATAAATGTATCTTGAGCCATACCAGCCCATTTATCTATATCTGCTATATCTCCGAAATGATGTCTATTAGCTAGGCCAAAAGCATATTCCTTTATCATTCTACCTCCTTATAAAGTGAAATATTTCCACTTTTTTTATCAACATTTATACGAATTTCTTCATTTAATTTCCATCCCATTCTTTTCCATACATGTGGTGGAAGACTAACTTGATACGTATTAGTAGTAGAGTGAGTATTTGATGTAGATCTTACGAATGCTTTATAATTATTCTTTTTATTATTCATTTAATCTCCTTTATCTTCCAGAGTTGTTCTTTATTAACTCTATTTAATTTCTCAACTTCTATAATATCATCTAATCTCATTCTTCTAAATTCTCTAGTATAAGTTTCAGTGCTACCTAATCTATAATTAAATCTCATAAACCACGCATTAGATAAGTTTTGAATATCATGCGTAAGGAATGTTTCATTCTGCATTTTCTTCATTTTTAAAAAGTCTGTTATATGATTCCTGACTGTATACTTCATTGGGTCTCCTCTGGTTGTAAAAGAGAGCCTCACATATTCCTTTGCCTTTGGAGCCGACGAGGGCATATCGCAGGACTTATTTTCCCTGTAGATGACTGGCCAAATTGGAAATATGTCATCCTTACCATACAGGAGGACCAGTTATTGGCTCTCTTTTAGTTTTTTATTTAGAAGGGTATATCATCAGCAGAAACAGTGGTAGAAGCTGATTTAGCTTCTGCTTCTAACTTCTTTTCAACCTGTTTAATAATACCATTCTTAATACTACCTACTGCTTCAGGACTGAAAGACAAATGCTCTCCTTCTTGAGCTATAGGTGCGACAGTGTCAAATACTCTACTGTATTCATTACCTGTCTTTTGCTCTTTATAGATATAAACTTGAATAGTTTTACCTACAAGATTCTTTGGATCATCGTCATACTGAATTAATGGGTTCTTTCCATTAGGATCTTTCAATACTCCAACAATACCAGCATTAGCATGTTTGAATAAGTTAGCTATCTTGAACTCTTCCTTAGTAGTGTTATTGAATGTTTCATACACTCTAATGTTCATGTTCTCAGGATAGTCTTTCATCAGAACATCTACATACTTTTTGCTATCACCGTTACCAGCTTCATAAGTTCCATACTCAGCACCAGATATTTCTACCTCATGCCATCCTTCTTTGAACTTTTCACCGCCACCGCCTCCAGCAGACATTGTTTTTATGGCCATCTTTTTTCTCCTTACTTACGATTAGTTATCGATTCACCGTCATCATCATATTGAGAAATACCTACCATTGCACATAAAGCAAATCTACGTGCATATGTTATAGTAGCTCCTACACCTTGTGCATCAGCTTTTGTTATAGGCATTTTCAATTTAGATTTTATCCATTGTCCAGAGCTATGCAATAACATAGTTGTGACATAAAAACTTCCTCTTTCATCTACATCATTCCCTTGTATCACAGATAATCCGTGCTTAGTAAGATATGGGAAGGATGCTTCAATACATGTGTGTAGATCAGCGTAACTAGATTTAAAGAATGGGTTAGTAGATTTCTTCTGTGCACCTTTCATTTCTGATTGTGCCTTAGATAGAGCATCTGCTAATTTTTCTATATTATCTGATTTCCAATCTACATCTTTTTCTGTACTTATTTCTATTTGGGGGATAGGCTCCCTTTGTGGAATTTCTTTTTCCATGGTTCTCCTCTTATTTTTGTGAATTTTAAGCTTATAAATTTATGTAAAAACTATCTATCAAACAAGGGAAAAGAGAGCCTCACTCTGTCAGGTTAAACCTCCTTGGGTATTGGCTCTCTTAGACCACGATAGAATCACGCCAGATTCAATTTCTTTTTCCTTGCACCACGTTTTCCTTGTCCGTGATTCATCCAAGATTTTATATAGATATTAGATATCCAGTCTTGTAATGTAGGAATAAACCCTAGGTCTTCCAGTATGTGCTGCTCCGCTATAGATTTCACTGGCACTTTCTTTCCATCGCTATTTTGCAGATATATACCAAAGGTTTTCTCGCATTCTTCTATCCCTTGACTATGATGCCTTAACATTCTATGTCTGATATCTGGGACATGTGTCTTAGATTCATCAAACCAGGCATGTATAGCATGATAGTCTTCTTCTTTGCCTCCAAATCTAGATTTACTAGACTTGCAATGATTAAACGCCTTCAAAACTAATCTCAGCTTCTGAATATTCTTGTTCAGTAGTTCTGACATTCCATTCATGATTAACTTCTACTTTATTATTGACAACATCCCAAATTAAATGACCTTGAGAGCCTTCATTTATCTCCCAGCCACCAGGAACAAGTTGAAATAAAGCATCAAATGCCATATCTTCACCTTTATCTCCTAATGCTTTCTTTAATTCAGGACAATTTTTATCATCAGAAAAGCTTCCAGGAAATCCTTCCCAGTCATATTTACCTGTATTGTCAACATAAGCATAGATTTCATCACCAGAATCACCATATCCAGAATATTCTATGACTATTCTTTTAATATCTGTGCCTTTTCTAAGACATTGCTCTCTTAATTTCTTCATTCTTTTAAGAGCTTCATTTCTTCTAGATATATTAAGATAATCATACCAATTTCCATGCTCACCTCTTTCATCTTTACCACCTTCAGCAGAATAAGCTGATTTAGGCCAAGATTCTTTAGGTCCAAGTTCTATGTATTGTAATTTTTCCATTATTTAGTCCTCCATACTCTAATTGATATAGGGTTTTTACTCTTACCTTCTATTGTTCTAATGGTGTATTTTCTATCAGTGTTTGTATTAAGTTTATACATATGAGCTTTAACACTAACTGTTGAAAAATCTGGAGTAGTTCCATTTATATAAAAACTATCACCTATTTCCATATTTTCAATAAAATTGTATTTAGTACTATTTGCTCCCCAAGTATATGTGGGTATTGGTATGCCTTTTTCTATTGTAATAACATTTGTTTCCATTATAATGTTTCTCCTTCTTCTTTGCGGGGAGCCTCATCATTGCCACATTGATAGTCTTCCCAGTTGTCATGTTCACAAGCATGTCTTTGAGTGGCGCATGCATAACAATCTTCTTTAGAGTTATTACTCCATAGTTTATCCATATGTTTATCAAACTCGTCTTGCATGTATTCAAGATCATATATCTTTCTACCATTTTGTTCTCTCCAATATATTGGAATAACTATATTATCTCTGTAGAAATTATCTATTTGGTCTTGTATTTCATGCAATAATGCATCTTTTTCAAAGCTCATCTTTACTCCTCATTAATTTCCAGTCACCTTCAACAAATAAATGGTAGTTGATTTTATCAAAGACTTCATCTTTCTTTAACTCACCATCTTCCCATAAATCTTCATCAGGCACTTCTTCAAGATTATCAGAGCCTTTTATAAGTATAGCTATTTCATCTCTTAGTGTAGTTATAGTGTGACCATATTGTTCTGCATTAATCACAGCTTTAAACTTTTCATGCTTTAAGTCTCTATATTCTTGATAACCAGGTATCAAATGAAGATAGCCTACTTCTTGCCAAGATTTCAATATTTCTCTAAGCTCTTGATTTTCCTGCAGTTCCTTAATTATACCTTGCATCTTTTACCTCCGCTAATTTGCATTTTATTGTCCAAGGTTTGTTATTATATCTTTTAACATGATCTTGAAAGTCTTCATAAACTTCTTCATTATCAGAATGAGCTGTTACATCATACCAAGATATAAAATCACATAACTCAGAACTAAGGTCATAATCCATTTCTAGATAATATTTATCTTGATATTCTATAAATCCATATTTACCTTCAAGTTTTTCTTGAATATAGAAATTACCATCACCATCTATATTAGGTACTAGATTCTCTGCATTAGGTAAATCAGTAACTATATCTCTGGCTACAGCTAAAGCTACAGCACAGTATTGACAATTCTCTGGCTCGCCATCTATCAAATCATTCCCTGTTATCATAAATTTCGTGGACATCTTGTACCTCCATTAATAGTGTGTTAATTGCATTATCAACAGCTTTGCCAGCAGCTTCTTTAAAATCATCAACAGC